GCATAGTCTCCCCCCCCCCCCCCCGGTTCGAAAGGACCGGCTTCCCCGGCCCGCTTCGGCGGGCTCTTTTTATGGATAGGCAACATGCCAATGTCAATGACCCCAAAGCAAGCCAAAGCCGTCACCGCGGCCGAGCCAGCGGCGCTCGCTGCATCAATACCGGCATTGACCGCCATGCAGGCGCGGCGCGTGTCCAGCGGCGCCACGAAGACACTGGTGCGAATTCTGAGCCTTACTGGGCGCACCGCTCACAACGTCGCATCCGCGGATCCTCAGCAACTTCCGAATTTGCTACGCGGATTGATCTGAAAAAATGAGCTATGTTTTCGTGACACCCGCTGGAGCGGTGATTGAGTCTGGCGGCGGGATCGCTGGAATTGGATTCAACAAATACGACGGCTATATCAGCGCAAACGGCCAAAATCTCGTCAACAGCGCCGGACGAACAATTCAGCTTCGCGGATTCGATGTTGAAGGAACAGTGTCGGCTTCGATCCGCAACTACCAGCAAGGTTCGACTGGCGACATCACTGGCGGCAACACCGACGAGGTATTCGGCCCCATTTTGTCCTACGTGCAGGCATGGAAGCCCAATGTCATTCGCCTCGGAGTCAACGAAGCCTCGTGGATGGGCTACACCGTCAACGAAAACAATGGAAGCGTGGTCAACCCCGATCCGCTCGGGGTGTATCGCAGCCAGTTCATCCAAAAGGTCGCTCAGCTAAATGCGATTGGGTGCTATGTGATCCTGGTGCTAGCTTGGACCAACCCGGGGCGTAGCGCGCCATTTGGCCAAGACGTTATGGCCAATCAGGACAATTCGATCCAGTGCTGGCAATCCCTCGCGAGCGTCTTCGGATACCCGAATGGCACCGCGCTGAAGATGAACGGCGGCACAGTCGACAATCGATCGGTGATCTTCGAGCTTTTCAACGAGCCAGAAATGTATGGGGATGCTGCTGGCAACTGGAACATCCTCATGAACGGCGGTCTTTACACGAGTAGCTATGCCACAGTGCAATCCAACGGCGGGGGCTATCAGTTCGTGCTGCCGTACTTTTGCAACACGCCGAGCGGTGGAACCGGGTCATTCGTTGCCGCCGAAAACTTCACGACGACATCGCCAACCGGCATCACCGGGAAGATCCTCTGCTATTACCTGAACACGACGAGCGGTCTCGCATCGTCGGGGACGCAACACATCGATGTGTTCAGCGTGACGGGCGGCACGATTGTTGCTGGCACCGTCATCACCGGGTCGACATCGGGAACCTCGGTCACCGTGTCGAATAGCACGTATGGATGGTATATGGCTGGCCACGCGCAAAGCCTCGCGGCAATCCGCGCCGCGGGCGCTGGCAATCTATGTCTCCTGTCCGGTCTGAACTACAACAAGGATTTGGGCTCGTGGGGCGCGTATGCCCCGACCGACCTCACCGCACCGTCCGGGTGGAACGTTGGCCTTTACGGAACCTGGGCGGCGTGCATAGCCGCGTGCTGGCATCCGTACCCTGGCGCGAGCAAGATCACCGCGGCCACTGTCGCTTCCGGGGGCAGCGGTTACAGCGGGCTCACGAGCACGACGACATCGGCGGGCACGACCACGACATTGAACGACACCACGCAATCGTGGGGCGCAAACACGAAGGTCGGGCAGACGGTGACCTACACCGTCGCATCCGTGGTTTATCAGGCCACCGTGACATCGAACACGGCTACGCAATTGACCTTCGCGGCGCAGGCCGCGGCCCCAACGAACGCGATTTCGTATTCTGTCGGGGACACGATCTTGTTGCCCATGGACGAAAGCGGAGGCCCCAATTCGGGCGGCGTCTACTGGCAAGCCATGTTGCAAGTGACATCTGTCAATGCTGGAGCGGTCACTGGCATCGCGCTCGCTGGCTATACGGGGGGCACGCCTGGGGTCGCTGGCGGCAACGAAGGTGAATACGGCGGGGCCACCCAAGGCGGCGGAATCATCGGCGGGGTCTATTGCCAGTTGACGGAGCCAACCGGCGCGGTGGGCCAGTACAGTAGTTCCGGATCTGGCGTGGGCGCTACCTTCAACCTGACCTTTTCGACCACTGGCAACTCTGGCACCGGAGATTGGCCAGCATTTGACACATGGTCGCAAGTGGTGACGCTCAAGCAAACCTTCAACAGCAATGCCGGGGTGCCGATAGTCATCACAGAAACCGGCGAGCACACGGGCACAGGGATTGTCGGGGCGCCATGGCTTTCGGCACTGACATCGTGGTGCGACACCAACGGAATTAGCTTCTCCTCTTTCAGCTACAACCCGAATGGTGGCTGGTACAACGCGAACGGATGGGATTTCGGATTGATTCAAGCTAATCACACGCCGCAGCCTGGGGCGGGTCAATTCATCTACAACTGGATGTCCAATCACGTCACGTAGGGGAAAACCATGCTGCGCTCGCAATCGGAAGAACCAAAGACCATCGAAGAAGCCCATCAGCGTGTGAAGGAACTGCTGAGTGAATCGAGCCGATTGCTCGATATGATCGCGAAGTATCCGGTTGACTCCGAAGGGCGCTTCAAGCCGCGTCTGGTCACGCGCAACGGCTTTCCTTTCGCTTCCGTCACGGGTCCGTGGCGCTAACGCTTATTTGTTTGGGGGAAAAATGGCGGTCCGCTCGGTCCTAGTCGCGTCGAACTACTGGCATAAGCCGGGTATCACGGTCACATTTCGCCATGATGCAGATGCACCGAGCGGATCTGTCCACGTCGAAATCCCCATCGACGACCTTCTTCTAGCCATCGCGGCAGAAATGCCCTCGGGCATGAAGATGCTGACCAAAGCGAAGGTCCAAGAAGCGCTGCGCGCGGCCTACGCGGTGGCGCTCGAAAAGGTCAAAGAAGCCACGAACAAGGCGCTCTGATGGCGGCGGGCGCATACACCGGCCAAGCGGGCGCGCACCTGAACTCCCTCACGGGGGTTCCGGAACAGCGCGAAGGTCTCGATGGCGTGTCCTTCAGCGGCATGTACGCATGGAGCGCGAGCCAGCTTGCTTTCGTGGCGTTGCTGGTCGACGCCAATGGCAATTTGCTGGTCTCGGGCTCTGGTGGTGGCGGCGGCGGATCGGTAACGCAAGGAACCGTCCCTTGGGTGGTGCTGGACCTGGACGAAACGACTCGGGTGGACACGTCGGCCTCGCCGATCATCTATTCGGGCAGCGCGGCGCCTGGATCGAGCGAATCGGCGAGCGTGTGGAAGATCCAACGCATCAATACCTCCAACCCGGTCACCACGCTCTACGCCAATGGCGCGGCGACGTACGTGAATAGCTGGACCAACCGCGCGAGCCTGAGCTATTCATGACATCCCCTGTCCAACTCGTCAGCAACCTGAATCCGACGGTTGTCCTGACGGCCGGTCCCGCGATAAGCGCCGGAACGCAGAGCCAAGCCACGGGCACGATTTCGTTCGTCAATTCGAACGGAGTGTCGTTCGGCCTGAGCAATGGTTCGCTGACCGCCTCGGCGGTGGGTGGTGGTGGCGGGAACATAACCATAAGCGCGGGTGGTTCGAGCGCGGCGCTGGCCGCTGTCACCTTCGCCAATTCGAACAACATGAGCTTTGGGCTCTCGAATGGCGTGGTCACCGGGTCGGCGAGCTTTTCTCAGACCTTGCAGACCGCGAGTTCGGTGGCCTTCAGCAACTCGAACAATGTGACATTCGGCCTCAACGGCAGCACGCTCACGGCGAGCGCGAGCTTCCCGGCGCAAACCGCTTTCGTCCTGAGCAACAGCAACAATGTGAGCTTTGGGACCGCTGGTAGCACCGTCACGGCGAGCGCGTCCTTCTCGCAGAGCGTGCAACCGCAATCGTCACTGAGCTTTGCCAACGGTAACGGGGTCTCATTCGGCACGGCCGGATCGACCCTCACGGCCTCGGTCCAGACCAACTACCTGACGACGGCGCGCGCCTCGACGGACGCCATTGGCCTCAATACCGCGCTGACGGCCAACGGGCTGAGCGTGACGGCCAATAGCTCGGGCTTGTCGCTGGCCATGCCAGTCTTCGAGTACGGATCGCACACTACTGTTTTCGCGGGCACGGGCACGGCGGCGACCAATGCGAGTGTGACGCTCAACTCGAACGGCCTGTCGATTTCGGTGGCGCCTCCCTCGGGCGGCGGCGGGATCGCTGCATCGATCGGCGGCAATAGCACGAGCGCGGGTGCCGGGTACGCCAATGTGAGCACCGGCACGCTGGTACTGGCTGGCGGAAACAACATCACGTTGAGCCAAAATGGCCAATCGATCACGATCAGTGGCCCGAATGCGGGCGGTGCGCAGACCGGCATTAGCGGCTTGGCCGTATCCAACACGACGTTCACGAGCGGCACGGTCGCGCTCTCGGTCGGCGCGGGGGCGATGACGATCGGCTCTGGCGCGCAGCAAATCATCTTCAGCGTTCCGGCGACCTCGGTGCTTTCGGCAACTGGTAACGCCTCGCTCTCGACCAATGGGAGCACGGTTAGCATCGGCGTGCTTGCCCCCGCCTTCTCGGTGGGCGGCAATAGCACCACGGCGGGCGCTGGCGGCATCCTCGTCAGCACTGGCACGGTGGTACTGGCAGGTGGCAACAATGTGACGCTGAGCCAAAACGGCGCGGGCGTGACGATCAGCGGCGCGAACCAATCCTCGCTGGTCTTCTCCAATGCGAACGGCGTGACCTTCGGGACGGCGGGCTCAACGCTGACCGCCTCGGTGGTGACGACCTACCTCACGACCGCGATGCAATCAGGCGCCAGCGTGAGCTTCGCGGGCACGGGATTCACGTCCACGACGACCGCGGGCACGGCCATTGTCGCGACGCATAACACTGCGGGCTTGAGTCTGGCGTTCCCCACGATCGTCACCAACGCGCTGACGACAGCAATGCAATCGGGCGCTAGTGTCAGCTTTGCAGGAACCAATGGCGCGATCACGGGCGGCTCGATCACAGTCAATACCTCCGGGGTATCTGTAGCTCTTCCGGCGTACCTGACCACGGCAATGCAATCCGGGGCGAGCGTGTCGTTCGCCGGGACCAACGCGGCGATTACTGGCGGCAGCATCACCGTGAACACGGGCGGCGTGTCGGTTGCACTTCCGGCCTATCTCACGACCGCGCGCGCAAGCACTGATGCCGTGGGGCTAAACACCGCGCAAACGAACGTGACCTGGACGGTCAACAGTTCGGGCGTGAGCTTGAACGCGGGAGGCTACGCAGGCACCGGCTTTACATCGACGACCACGGCCGGGACGGCGATCGTTGCCACCCAAGGCACCAACGGCCTGAGTATGGCGGTTCCCGCCTACCTCACGGCGGCGGGCGGCGGGGACGGCTACAACATCGTGTCGATGATGACGAGTACCAGCGGCGGCGGCACGCTAGGGGCGACATTCTCGACGCTCTCGGGCTCGATCGGTCTCATGGCCGGGTCGAATATCACCCTGTCGCAAACGAGCAACACGATCAACGTGATCGGGCCCGCTCAGACCTCGCTGTCCTTCTCGAATGCCAATGGCGTCACATTCGGGCTCGCGGGATCCACGCTTACGGGCTCGGTGGATACCACGTACGCGGGCACCGGGTTTACCTCGACCACGACCGCAGGCACTGCGGCGGTGGGAACGCTAAATTCGGCAGGGTTGAGTATTGCGCTGCCAACCTTCATCACGAATGCGATCACCACGGCGCGCGCGAGCACCGACGCGGTTGGCCTGAATTCGGCCGGAACGAATATCACCTGGACAGTCAATTCCAGCGGAATCAGCATCAATGCCAGCGGCCATGCGGGGACCGGAATCACCCTCGGGAGCACGTCTGGTGCGCTCACTGGCACGCTCAATACCGCGGGCCTGAGCCTTGTGCAACCGACGGTCACTCGGTTCATCCTTGGCGACGTGCATCTGACCGCACTGAGCGCCCCGAGCAATGCCAACATGAGCTTCGTCTACGCACCGATCTGGCAGCAAGTCACCGGAACGCGCGTCGATGCTCTTTTGTCGATGTCGGGTGGAAGCGCGGCGACCTCAAACACGATGGGGATAGCGCTTTCGGCATACGCGGCAATTTACAGTCGCAATGGTTCCACGCTCTCATCGCTTTCGAGCGGATCGACGCAGACGACGTACACCTACGCCTCGAATTCGGCGGGGAATACATGGCTAACACAAGGCGCTATTCGCCCGGTCTCGGTGCCGATGAACTTCAACATCGCGCCGGGAGAATACTTCGTCGGTTTCAACCTCGTGACCGCAACGACCAGCGTGGGCGCCGCGACGACGAATGTTGGCCTGACGCTATCGATGATGGGGAAGAACAATCTCCAGACCGCGGGCAACTACGCCGAAATGGGTTCGACGACAGCGAACAGTTCTAACCTCTATTACGGTATGGGCGTCTATAGCGCGGCGAGCACGGGGCTTTCTGGCGCGTACTCTATTTCGGGCATTAACCAGACTGGGAGCGCGCTATCGGTGGCGAATCTGGCCATCGTTTTTAGGAACGCATAATGGACGCACCAGACGGATACACCTTCGTCCAATGGACGGAGGTCATGAAGGAAGCGTGTGCCTTGCTCTCGATTTTGCAAGTGCGCGACTTCAACGGAGCGCCGCAGAACCGGCCTGCCGTTGTCATCGATTCGATGGTTGCCGTGATGGAGAATTTCAAGATGGCCGTGCCGCACCCGCGCGACGCCGCGATGGCAATGGCCATGGTCCAAGTGGGCATGTATCACCTGCGCGGACAGTACGAACTGACACCGATCGAAAACCCCGAGCCGCAGACGGTTCACTAGGAAAATCATGCCCCTCATCACTCTCGATAATGTCGATGGCATCGTTGTCAATGCCGCTGGCCAAGCGGTCGCCATCCAGTTGTCCAACGGGCAACAGACGCCGATCGGCTCGGGTCAAATCCTGGGCACCGCCACAAATGACAACGCCGTCGCGGGCAACGTGGGCGAACTCATCACCGGAATCCTGGCCTCGGGCAACGCGGTCACGCTGACGACCGCAACCGCGGCGAACGTGGTCTCGATGAGCCTGACGCCCGGGGATTGGGAAATCGAAGGCGTGGCCGATTTTCTTCCGGCCGCATCGACCTCAATTTCGGTGATGCAGCAAGGCGCCAGCACTACGTCGGCGACCTTCGCCGGTCAAGACACCTTCACCACGGAGGTCAATGGCTCGGGCGGGATCGTGCCCGGCGCCGTCACCATTTCGAGCGTGATCCCGACGCAGCGGCTCAGCATCGCGGCCACGACTACGGTCTACCTTGTGGCTCAGGCCACCTTTACGGTCGCGGGGATGACGGTCTACGGCTCGATCCGCGCCCGCCGAGTGAGGTAATGCCGATCCATGCCGAAGGCAGCGGTTTCCAGTGGGGCCCGCATGGCAAAGTCTTTTCGACGCGGGCGGGAGCCGAGCGCCAAGCCGCTGCCGCCCACGCCAACGGGTTCACCGGGGATTCCGCTGTCCGTGGCGCAGGCATGTGCCTTGTCGACGCCGACGGCAACATGCTTTTCCTGCGGCGCGGTCAATCCGGGGACCATCCTGGCCAATGGTGCTTCCCCGGGGGAACGGCTGAGCCGGGCGAAGATCCCCTGGCTACTGCGCAGCGCGAATGCGCCGAGGAAATAGGCGATTGCCCGGAAGGCGACCCGGCGCTGATGTCCGACCTGATGGCCGACGACGGCGTGCAGTTCGTGACCTTCGCTCAATCGGTGCCCGAGCAATTCGAGCCCGAGCTTAACGACGAGCATTCCGATTACACCTGGGCACCGGCCGACCGCCTGCCCGAGCCCCTGCATCCGGGCGTGCGCGCGAGCTTCGCGCACCTGGGTATGGACGAATGGGACGAAACGAAGCACCCGCGGGCCGACAATGGCCAGTTCGGCAAGGGTGGCGGCGGCGCCGCGGCCAAGCCCGAAACGAAGCCCACGGGCAGCGCGCAGCCGGGCGGCGGATCGAGCGTGTCCGATGAGACCGACCCGGCCAAGCCGCCCAAGCCCGGCGAGCCGTTCATCGTCTACCGGGTGGGATCCTCGGGTGCGATCAAGAACCGCAACGCGGGCAACGCCGCGGCGGTGGGCTCCTTCCTGCAACGCCTGGACGACTACGACGCTTCGAGCCCCACGGGCGCCGCGGCCAGCCACGTCGTCACGGCCTACCGGGTGACCGCCAAGAAGGATTTCGGCGATTACGCTTCGGGCTCCAAGGGCAAGGTCATCGAAGGCGACACCGTGGGCCGCTCGGTGCGCCGCGGCGAGGTCTCATACAGCTTCCCGGAGGATGGCTACGAGGCCGAGCCGATCGGCCAGATGTCGGTCGACGAAATGCGCGGGCTGGCGCAGAAATTGCACGGCTATTCGAATTTCGATGACATGGGCGGCAATAAAGCCGCGGAGACCATCCGGGAAGCCTTCAAGGACAAGATTGCCGCGGCGCAGGCCAAAGCGTCGTCGCTGAGCGAAGAGACCCGCGACCAGAACGGCTTTCTGCGCTCGGGCGGGCTGACGCCCGATCAAGTGAAGGTCGAACAGTCCTTCTACGACAAGATCAAGGCCAACCCGAAAAAGCTGGTCAACCAGTATTTCCAGCGGTTCGGCAAGACGATCGACCCGGACCGCGTGAAGATGATGTCGGCCAAGTTCGTCAATGACAGGAAGCTCGCGCCAGCGGTGCACGAGCCCTCTTCGATGCTCTCGAAGCTCATCTTCCGGCAAGCCCTCATCGACAAGGACAAGGCCGGGGACACGTCCCCGACCGTCTTTACCGCTGGCGGCTCGGGCTCAGGAAAATCCGAGGCGATGAATCTGGCCACGAAGATCGCCGGGGTCGACAAGGACGGGCTGGTCTTCGACAGCACCATGAGCAATGCCCAATCGGGGATCAAGAAGATCCAAGAGGCGCTTGACCTGTCGGGCGCCCCGGTGGCGGTGGTTTACACCAATTCCCCGGTGGAGAAGGCTTTCCGCTTCAACGCCAAGCGCGCGCGGGCTGTCCCGGCGTCCGTACTGGCGCACGCGCACATGGGCGCCTCGAAGTCGATCCAGGAAATTGCCAAGCATTTCGAGGGCAATCCGCGCGTCAAGATCACGGTGGTCAACAATTTCGACGGCAAGACCGGCTTCACGGCCGGTACGCTTGCGGACGTTCCGGCGTACAATGGTGCAGAGGTGAAGGAACGTCTAGCGGGCGCGGCCAAATCCATGCTCGATGACGGTGAAATTACGCAGGAACGATATGACTATCTCGTCGGAAGAACTGAGTCCTGAAGAACTGAAGCGCCGCGTCGCCGAAGGCAACGCGGCGATGGAAGCGCAATTCCCGGGGCTCACCATGGAGCAAGTCGCGGACAAGATGGACGCGGATGCCGAGGCCGAAGCGAAGAAGTTTTTCGAAGAGCACCCGGAAGACGCTGACATCTAGGCGCGACCGCAAGTCCTGGTCCTGAACGGACCGGGCGCCGTATACCCAAGCCGAGGAATTGCCCTCGGCTTTTCCATTTCCGGAGGCCCAAATGTTCGATAAGCCGCCCCGTGCGCGTGGCTTGGCGCTCGATCGCGCCAGTGTCCGCAAGTACGATCAGGACGGCCGGTTGCGCATCGCCACGTCGCACATCAGCAAGGCCAATGTCTCGGAATACTTCGGCAAGGAAATCCCTGGCCACGAAGAACTCGGCCTCGATCCCAATGGGGTCTACAAGCTACTGCGCGATCCCGAGGAACTGCGCAAAGCCGTCGACACGTTCAACAGCTTGCCGATTCTGGACCATCACGTCCCGGTGAGCGCGACGATGCCGCGCCAAGACATCGTGATCGGATCGACCGGCACGGATGCGGTCTTCAAGAATCCCTACCTGGATAACTCGCTGGTCTTTTGGGTAGGCGACGCGATCCTGGATCTTGAGAATGACGAACGCAAGGAATTGTCCTGCGCCTACCACTACGAAGTGGACATGACGCCGGGCACGTTCGAAGGTGAAAAGTACGACGGGGTGATGCGCAACATTCGCGGCAATCACGTCGCCCTGGTTCCAATCGGCCGCGCTGGTCCCGACATCGTTGTCGGTGACTCCAATCCGGAGGGCTTTATGGCTTCACTGCAAATGTTGTCCCGCAAGGCGAGCTTCGTCAAAGGCGCCCTGCTGGTGTTCACGCCTCCGCTTTTGGCCGCGGATGCGAAACCGAATTTCGGCCGGAATCTGAACAAGATCCTGACCGGCGTGGCCTCCGGGAACTGGCGGAACCGGAAGTCTTCAATTGCTGAGGCCATCCGGCCGATGCTCGCTCAGGACGCAAGCATGGACCAGCTTGTGTCTCTTCTTGACAACCTAGACGGAGATGAACCGATGGATGCCGATGTTGGCGTTGACACCATGCCCGGCCAAGTCCCGGTCGACAACACTGTAACTGCCGATGTCGATCCGATGGAAGAATTCATGATGGCACTCAAGCCCATGCTGATGAAGCTGATGGGCAAGACACCTGCCATGGATAACCCTCCAGGTGGACCCGGGCAACCTGCACCCCCCGTTCCGGCTATGGAGCCGGGCGCGGACCCGATGGACGACCCGAAAAAGAAGGAACCCCCCATGGCCGAAGCAACCCCCGGCGCACCCGCTGCGCCCGACAAGAAAGCGGAACCCGCGATGGACGCGGCGACGGTGCGCAAGATCCAGGACGAGACCATTGCGCGAATCCGCGCGACGACCGAAGCCGTGGAAGCCGTCCAGCCGTACGTGGGCAAGCTCGCGATCGCGTGCGACAGCGCCGAGGCTGTCTACCGCGCCGCACTGACCACGATGGGTGTGGATCTGACTGGCGTTCACCCGAGCGCCTTCCGAGCCATTCTCAACGCCCACCCGAAGCCCGGCACCGCACCGAAACAAATCGCGCAGGACAGCGCCAAGCTGCCCGACGGTTTCGCGGCCCGGTTCCCGGATTTCAACCGCGTTCGCGTCAGCGCCTAATCGGCCACATAGGAGAAAGAAATGGGATTCCCCCAACAAGTGAATGTGCAACCGGCGCCGGGCGTTGCCGGTGACTTCGCCGATGCCTACGGCAACGCGCGAGCCACCGTCGTCAATCAAGCTGGCGCCTTCGTCGCTGGCTCCGCTGGCGTTGCGGTCGGCCTGTTCGCCTGGGCAACGCAGCCAGCGAACTCGATCGTGAACAACTTCGGCGGCGGCGCCCCCACGGGCTTCGTGCACCGCGCTCAGCAAGCGCTCATCACGGCGTTCCTCGCGGACGACACGATGATCGTGCCCCAAGGTCTCCCGATCACGCTCTTCTCGGCCGGTTGCTTTTGGGCCAAGAACTCGGGCGCGACCGCGGTCACCGTCGGCATGAAGGCGTACGCGAACAACAGCACGGGCGCCATCACCTTCGGCGTCACTGGCTCGCCTCCGACCTCCGGTTCTGGCACCGCGTCGTCGATCGCGCTGAACAACACCACGGCGGGCACCATCGCCACTGTCTCGGTCACCGGCTCGATTTCGGGCGCGATCCTGACCGTTTCGGCGGTCGGCTCGGGCGCGCTTGCCCCGGGCATGATCCTGGCCGGTGGCGGCGCGACCAACCCGGTCGACCCTGCCACGACCATCGTCGCGCAACTGACCGGCTCGGCTGGTTCTACCGGCACCTATCAGGTGTCGATCAGCCAGACCGTAGCGTCCAGCACGATCACCGCGCCTCTGTACGGCGTCCTTACCATCGCCACGACCATCACCGGCACTTTCGCGGTGGGCGCGACGCTCTCGGGCACGAACGTCATCAGCGGCACGACGATCATCGCGGCGATCACCGGCACGGGCGGCAACGGCAGCACTTACGCCGTGTCCGCGCCCTCGACCGTCGCGACGGTTTCGTCGACCTCGATCACCGCTTCCGGTGGCACGCTCACCGTCGGCGGCACGGTCACCGGCACCTTCGCCCTGTACGACACCCTGAACGGCACCAGCGTCAATGCTGGCACCTACATCACGGCGTTCCTCACGGGCACGGGCGGCGCGGGAACCTACCTGCTGAATCAAGGGCAAACCCTTGCTTCGCAGACCATCGGTGTCAACACCGCGACCGAAACGAAGTGGTACGCCCTGACGAGCGCCAACGCTGGCGAACTCGTCAAGATGTCCACGAACGCTCTCGGCTAACCCTCGGCTAAAGCCAAGAAAGGACTACCATGCAACGCAATCCGGAACTGGCCGCATTCGAGGCAAAGTGGGGTATCACTTTCCCCGGAGCGGTCGGCTATATCGAAGACGGCTGGAAGGAAAATTTCCAACTGGCCATGGACGCGCAACCGACACTCGTCACCGTCCAGAACTCAGGCATCCCGTCGTTCCTCACGACCTTCATCGACCCGGACATTCTCCGGATCCTGACGGCCAAAAACGCCGCTGCCGAAATCTTCGGCGAAGAGCGAAAAGGCTCTTTCGTCGACGTGACGGCTGTCTTCCCGGTGGTCGAACATACGGGTGAGGTCTCCAGCTATGGCGACTTCTCGCAAGACGGAAAGAGCAACGCGAACACCAACTTTCCGCAACGCGAAAACTACCTGTATCAGACGATCATCGAGTACGGCGAACTCGAAATGGAGCGCGCCGGTCTGGCCAAGATCGGATGGGCAGCGGAACTCAAACAGGCGGCGATCGTTATCCTGAACAAGTTCCAAAACCTGACCTACTTCTACGGCGTGGCCGGTCTCCAGAACTACGGCATCCTGAACGACCCCTCGTTGTCCCCGGCGATCGCTCCGATCCCGAAGGCCGCGGGCGGGCTGACGTGGTTCATCAACGGCAACACCCCGAACGCGGTGGGCCTCGAAGTCTACGAAGACATCGTGGCCATGGTCACCACGCTCATCAACCAGTCGGCGGGCAACATCGACGCCGAGTCCGAAATGGTGCTGGCGCTGTCGCCGCACTCTTCGGCCGCGCTCAACTTCACCAACACCTACAACGTGAACGTGAAGACGCAACTGGCCGCGAACTACCCGAACCTCAAGGTGGTCCCCGCGATCCAGTACGGCGCGCTCTCGGCGCAGAACCCACAAGGTTCGGCCGCTGGCGAAGTCGTGCAACTCATCGCCACGAAGGTCGAAGGCCAATCGACGGGCTACTGCGCATTCAGCGAGAAGCTGCGCGCCGGTCCGATCATCCGCCAGCACTCGGCGTATTCGCAGAAAATGAGTCAAGGTTCGTGGGGCGCGATCGTTCGCCAACCCTTCGCAATCGCGACCATGATCGGCGTCTAAGTCGACGACAACCGTAAGTGCTCGAAACGAGGGCCCGCCGCGCGCGGGCCCTCTTCTTTTCCGATTGGAGATTCGAATGGCATCGACTGAAACGGTAACGATCGCGTGCAAGCTGCCCCACGGGCTTCAGCTTCGCGTGTACGAAATGGTGGAGCGCGACGAAATGGTGGTCGGCGGTGGCCTGCGCAAGCGCAAGGTCGCGGTGGCTCGGCCCGAGGTCGCGTACGTGTACGGGTGGTCGCACCCACAAAATGCAGCGCCGAAGGCGCAAATGGTCGGTGGGTATGCCCTGACGCCGAACGTGAGCAAGGATCTGTGGGATCGCTGGTTGCAACTCAACGGCGACTCGATGATGGTCAAGAACGGCCTCATCTTCGCCCACGGCAAGACCGACAGTACCGTGGCGCAGGCCAAGGACGGCGAGAAGGTTCGCTCCGGGCTCGAACGCCTGGACCCGAAGAACCTGCCGCGGCGCGTCGAAACCTCCGACCTGATGCCCAAGAAGGGCGGCTGACGTGAGCGCGGTGCCGGGCGGGATCGTGGTCTTCGACTACGGCCTGTTCGCCATGCGGTATCCCGAGCTTGCGGGCTCGATCAATGCCACCCTGGCGCAACAGTTCTTCAACGAGGCGCAGACCTATTGCGACAACACGCCTTGCTCGCCGATCCCGTACTGCCCGCCCTACCAGACGGAACGGCAGACCCTCTTGAACATGATGACCGCGCACATCATCGCCCTGAATGTGCCCCTCAACGGCAACGCCTCGTCGCCGCTGGTGGGACGCATCGACAGCGCCACCGAGGGCTCGGTGACCGTGCACGCGGATATGCCGAATCAGCCGGGCGCCGCGGCGTGGTATCAGCAAACGAAATACGGCGCGGCCTTTTGGACCGCGACCGCCAAGTATCGCCAGATGCTTTACGCCCCCGGACCAGTGCGCGATTTCGAGCCGTACGTGTACGGCGGTTATCGTGGCTACTAAGACCTTCGATGGCGGGACAGCGCTCAAGCAAGCGCTGGACCGCATTGCGAAGAACGTGACGAAGAAGGCGCAAGTCTCGATCGGCTGGTTCGAGGATGCCAAGTACCCGGCGAATCAAGGTGGCCAGCCGGTCGCCATGGTCGCCGCGATACAAGAATTCGGGGCGCCGCGCGCGGGCATCCCGCCGCGCCCATTTGTTCGGACCCTGATTGCCAAGGAATCGGGCAATTGGGGGCCCGTGCTCGCGCAGCAATTGAAGCACAACAAGTACGACGCGCGCATCGCCCTGACAGCCTTGGGGATCGTGATCGCTGAGCAACTTCAGCAATCGATCATCGACGTGAACTCGCCGCCGCTGTCGAAAATCACGCTGATGCTACGCAAGATGAAGAGCAAAGACCAGAGCCTTGTCGTGACCGGAAAAACGGTCGGCGAAGCCGCGCGCCGGGTAGCCGCTGGCGAAAGCGTCGACGGCGTGAACACGAAGCCGCTGGACGACACGGGGCACATGATTCGATCCATAGGCCACGTTGTCGAATGAGACTCATCGACCTGTCGCCGTACTGGCTGACACCGGAACTGATGATCTTCAAGAGTCCCACCGGGCGCACTGCGAACTGCCGGTGGCTATCTGTCAAGACGGTCCCGATGACCCCCGAGTACCAGCGCGCCGCGCTGCGCGTGGTGCGACCTGACATCAGCGTCATGAATTTCGTCGCGACCGCGCCCGACTTCATCTGGTCGATCGAGGGCCGCGACTTCCGCACGCTAACCGTGCACGAAATGATCGAGGCGCCCACGGAGCGGTGGCGCGGCCGGATCTTTGGTGGTGAGGTAATAAATGCGCCTGATTGACCTGGATCCGTCCTGGATGGGCGGCGACTCGATAGCTTCGGCAACAGGCTTGCTGTTCCTTTGCCCTGTGTGCTTCAAGGCCAACCACGGACAGGTGGGAACGCATTCGGTGATTTGCTGGTTCCGTGACCGCGGGGTTCCGGATTCGGCAACTCCGGGGCCGGGCCGGTGGGTGCCATCGGGCACCGGGTTCGACGACCTGAGCCTGTCGCCGTCCGTGAACGTGGGTAATGAGCACTGGCATGGCTTTATCACCAACGGGGAAGTGACATGAGCATTCGTACCTGGGCGCAAGTCCGCATCGTCTTCGCCTACCCCGATGGAATCCCCGACGCCAAGGCCAAGGTCGACACCTGGACGCTCGCGCAGTGCCAAGCCTACATGGACAACCAGAGCAAGCTGCACCGCTTCCTGGTGGGCGTGGATATGGCCTTGGGCCAATGGGGCGTGTCGACCGCCTCCGGGCAGGACGCGACCATCAGTTCCCGGACAGCCATGGATTGCCGCAACCCGGTCACGGCCGGAACCTGGGCGCTTTTGCTCGGCACCTTCCTCGAATGGCTCGATCCTGGCCACCTGGAAGCGGCGATGCTGGCCGACTACTGCCGCGCCCGGCTGGAGCTTGGCAAGTGAACCTCCAGTCGATCGTCGCCCCATACATTTCGGCGGTGAACCCGAGCCTGCGCGGTAGCTGGCGCCAGTCCAACGGAGAAGAGACATTCGCCGACGGCACGCGCAAGCCGCGCTACGCCTACGCCGAAGGCGTCGACATACAGTGCCAAGCCCTGTCCTTCAAGGATCTGGTGCAGGTGAACGGCCTGAACATGGGCGGCGTCAAGCAAGCCTTCTACGTGAACGGGAACATCGAGGGCGTCAGCCGCCCGGACGCGCGCGGGGGCGACCTCTTCAAGCTCCCGGACGGCTCTATCTGGCTGGTGGCGCTGGTCTTGGAAAACTGGAACCGCACGGCCGGGTGGACGAAGGTCGCCGTGGTGCTCCAGAACGACGTGCAGTGGGGGCCGTGATGCCTCAACCCACCGTCAGCCTAACCGATTTCCAGACCTTCGCGGCGCTCCGGAGCTTTCTTCTCGCCATCCTTCCGCCTGAGACCGCCGTGGTCAAGGCGCAGGTGAACCGCGTGCCCGAGCCCATCGGCTCGAACTTCGTGGTGATGACGCCACTCTTGCGCGAGCGCCTTGAAACCAACGTGAACGGCTTCGTCGACGGCGCGCTCTTGACGCCGGTCCAGCCGGGCGTGAACAACATACTGACCCCCATGAAGGTCACGATCCAACTCGACGTGCACGGCCCATCCAGCGCAGAGAATGCCCAAGTGATCGTGACGCTCTTTCGCAGTGAATGGGGCGTCGACCAGTTTCAGACCAGCGGCTTTGATGTGACTCCGCTCTATACGGGGGAGCCGAACCAACTGCCTTTTGACAATGGCGAACAACAGATCGAACAGCGCTGGTCGATTGACGCGGTGCTCCAGTGCAATCCGATCATCCAGGTTCCGCAGGATTTCGCCGCCTCGCTCGAAGTGAACCTGAAGAACATCGATGTCTATTACCCCCCGACTTAATCCGGAGTAAAAAATGCAAAACACGATCCCCGCCAGCCAGATCGTACAAGTCAATCCTGGCGTAATCAGCGCGGGTGGCAACGCGCTTGCGATGGTCGGGCTGGTGCTGACTCAAAACACCCGCGTCCCCATCGGCACCGTGCCATCTTTCCCGACCGCGCTGTCCGTGGGGCAGTATTTCGGCACATCGGCCTACGAATACACGGTGGCGCTGGACTACTTCAACGGCTACCTCAATTCGACCGCAAAGCCCGGCGCACTCTTGTTCGCACAGTACAACGGCACCACGCCGGTCTCCGCTTACCTGCGCGGCGGGGCGGTCTCCGCTCTTACCCTCACGCAGCTTCAGGCGCTCACCGGCTCGCTGAACATGACAGTCGACGGGATGCCTCGGCTTGACGCTTCCCTCAACCTCGCTTCGGCAACGAGCTTTTCCGCCGCCGCCACGCTGATTGCCTCGGGCCTGAACTCGAACCCGGTGTCGGCCACCGCTTCAAGCGGCACTATTGCGAGTCTGGTCTTCACCGCTGCCGGAACCATCACCGGCACGTTCTACACTGGCATGGTGCTCAGCGGCTCTGGCGTGACCGCCAACACCGTAATAACCGGGCAGTTGACCGGCACCGTCGGCGGCGCGGGCACGTATTCGATCAACATTTCGCAGACGGTGAGCGCCGAGGCCATCACGGGCACTTCGGCCAATGTGACCGTCACCTACGACAGTGTTTCTGGCGGCTTCGTCATCACGTCCGGTGTCACGGGCATTGTGTCGACCGTGGCTTATTGCACTGGCACACTGGCCGCGAGCCTGTTTCTGACCAGCGCGACCGGCGCGGTGCTGTCCCAAGGCGCGGCGCCCACGACCCCCGCGACCTTCATGGCCGGTGTCACCGCGCTCACCACGAACTTCGCATCGTTCATGACGATGTTCGATCCGGACGGCGGCGTGGGCAACACGATCAAGCTCGCATTCGCGACCTGGAACGGCACGCAAAACAACGAGTTCGCGTACATCTGTTGGGACACGGACATCACCCCCACGCTTTCGACGCAATCGACGACGTGCTTGGGCTACCTGCTGTCGCAAGCCAATACCTCGGGCACCTGCCTGATTTACGACCCGAGCGACGGCATCGAAAAGGCGGCATTCATCTGCGGCGCGATCGCCTCGGTGAACTTCACCGCGCTCAACGGTCGGGTGACCTTCGCCTTCAAGTCGGCCTCCGGGCTGGCGCCGGGCGTGACCAACGCCACCGTCGGCGCGAACTTGCTGGCCAATGGGTACAACTTCTATGGCGCGTATGCCACGGCGAACCAGAATTTCACGTTCTTCTACAACGGATCGGTGTCTGGCATTTTCAAGTGGCTCGATGCGTACGTGAACCAAATCTGGCTCAACGCGAGCTTCCAGGTGTCGCTGATGACATTGCTCACCAACGTCGGCAGTGTGCCTTATGCAACGCCCGGCTACGCGCTCATCCGCGCCGCCTGCGCTGGCCCGATCAATGCGGGCCTGAACTTCGGCGCTTTCCAAGCGGGCGTCGCGCTCTCGCCGCTACAGATCGCCGAGGTCAACGCAGCGGCCGGTACACCGATCGACAGCGTTCTTTCGTCGCAAGGCTGGTATCTCCAGATCCTTCCGGCGCAGGCTCCCGCGCGCGCCGCGCGCACGTCCCCACCGATGACGTTCTTCTACACGGACGCCGGATCGGTTCAGCAAATCACCCTGGCTTCGATCGAGGTAATGTAAATGGCCAACACTCTGACAGGCGCAAATTCGTCGATTGCCATCGGGATCACGAACCTCTACACCGTCCCGCAAAACCTTCAAGGCTTCGCCGCCGACGACGTGACGCAGATCGCCGACCTGAAGACGGCCGAAATCATGACCGGCGTCGATGGCAACCTCTCGGGTGGCTATGTCTACGTTCCGGTGGTCCAGGAAATCACCCTCCAGGGTGACAGCCTGTCGAACCTACTGTTCGATGCGTGGTTCGCTGCGCAAGACGGCATCAACGAGCTTTATTACGCAAACGGCGTCATCCACCTGCCCGCCGTGTCGCGTTCCTATGTGCTGACCAAAGGCATACTCACGAGCTACAAGCCCATGTCCGACGTGAAGAAGCTCTTGCAGGCACGCAAGTTCGAAATCACTTGGCAATCGATCGTGGTGGCGCCGATCTAACCTTCGAGGGTTGAAATGCGCAAGACAAAAGACGTAACGATCGCGGCTGAAGGCCGTGACACGGGGAAGATTTTCCGCTTGACCGAAATGCCAGCGGCGCAGGCCGAGGCGTGGGCGATCCGCGCCTTTCTCGCGATGGCCAGTTCGGGCATCGACATTCCCGAAGAAATTGGCCAAGCCGGTATGGCGGGCATCGCTCAGTTCGGTATCAAGGCCATGGCAGGGGTGACATGGGAATTGGCCAAGCCACTCATGGACGAAATGTTTGAGTGTGTGCAGGTGGTCCCGGATAAGAGCAAGCCCAAGGTGGCTCGCGGCCTTGTCGACACCGACATCGAGGAAGTCAAAACGCGCCTGACCTTGCGCAAAGAAATCCTCGCCCTGCACACTGGTTTTTTTTCACCCGCCGCCGCCCAAGAATAAGGTTCACGGGCGACGGCAAGTCGTACGCCGAATATGCCAACGTGCCGCGGACTGTCGGCACGGTGGTCGGCTCAAAGCTCGCGACGCTGGCCGATCTTCAGACGATCTACGGGGTTGAAGACCTCTACGATCTTCTCGAAATCCACATGGTCGATTCGTACAATCGCGGCGTTGCAAGCAAAGGGGATTGATCTTGGCAACAATCATCGACCGATTTCTAATCACCATTGGCCTCGACCCAAAGGAATACAAAAAAGGCCAACAGGGGATTGAAGAGGGTCAAGAAAAGATCCGCAAGTCTGCGACGAAGACGCAAAAGCAATTCGACGAGGATGCGAAAAAGGCTGTTGCCAGTTTTCGGTCGATCCGCAATGAGGTCTTGAGCCTTGCCGCGGCGTTCATCGGTTTCGAGGCCGTCAAGGGTTTCACCGAAGACATCATCGGAACCGATGCCGCCATTGGCCGCTTCGCCCATTCTCTAGGCGTTGGCACCGAGCAAATTTCGGCATGGGAACAAGCCGCGAAGGATTTTGGAGCGACAGCCGGTGAAATGGATGCGGCGTTCCGCGCGCTCCAGAAAATCAATCAAGAACTGGCCCTGACCGGGGAATTCTCTGGTGAGGATCGGCTGTTGCAACTTGGCTTTGACCTGAACGCATTCCAGGCCAAGAGCGGCAACGTGGTGGCGCAGATGGAAATGATGCGCCGATTCTTCTCTAGCTTGAGCGTCGGCAACCAGCAAAGCGCGGGCGGCGCCATCGGCTTCTCGCCGAACGTGTCGACCATGCTCGGGTACGGTAAAGCCGTCGACGATAGCGTGGCGCTGCAATACAAGCTCGGGGTGGCCACGGAGAAGAGCGCCAAAGCCGCGCAGGCGCTAGAACAGCGCTGGAATCACATGATGACCCCGCTGCGCGCTATGGGCCGCGATCTGGTCTTCACGATCGCCCCCGTGGTGCTCACCCTGGCCGAACGCTTCGAGCGGTGGGCGCTGACCGGAAATCACATTCACGACCTGGGCGAAGCGATCGCCGGAATCGCCAAGGACATCGGTGATTTCGACTGGAAAGGCTTCGGCGCGGATCTAAAATTGATATTCGACGTGATGGGTCAAGGGGTAAAGGCCGTCGGCGGGCTCAAGAACGCGATAGAACTTCTTGGCGTGGCCTTTATCGGATTCAAGGCGGTCCAGGTGGCGGGCGCGCTCTCCAATATCGTGCTGGCGCTCACGAGCCCGGCACTGCTGGCCGCGGCCGGGGCGCTGGCCGTACCGTTCGGCGTGATCGCCGCGGGAGCCGCCGCGCTGGCGGCGCTGCCCGGCGTGAACGCGGAGACCGGATCCCGCGACATCGCGACCGGCCATCTGTTCGACGCCTCCACGCACCTGAGCGCGAGCGATTTTGCCAGCGTGTTCAAGCAATTTGCACAGACACCGGACAGCAAGGACTACCACGCGACCGCGCGCGGCGAACGCATCATCCACATAGACAGCCTGAACGTCGACGTGGTTGCGCCAGCCGGTTACGACCCGCTGCACACTGGACAGGTGATCGGAAAGAGCGTCATGCAGACCGTGCAAGCCGTGAAAGGGCCTAACTGATGAGCCTTTCCTACACTGGCATCCCGCCGCTGTTGAACAACATCGCGCCGATCACCAACACGGTCAGCCTTCTCTCGTCGGATGCGACCAACATCACCAACGCGATTTTCGGCAACGCGACGCAGTGGGCTATTTTGCTCAATAACAAGCCGATCATCGTGCCCGACAGCGTGATAAGCATCGAGTACCGGCAGGATTGGAACATTGCCGACTTCCCCATGGAAGAAGGTGCATTCCAGTCATACAACAAGGTCGACACGCCATTCGATATTCGCCTGCGCGTGGTAAAGGGTGGCTCGAACTCGGACCGTCAGCAATTTCTCTCTGACATCGCCGACGCTGCCGATTCGCTATTTTTGCTCACCATCCTGACCCCCGAGGTCTCGTATCCGAGCATGAACATCAGCCATTACGAGTACCGGCGCACTGCCGATAATGGCCTCACGTTGCTTGCGGTCGACATCCGATTCGTGCAGATCCGCGTGACAGCGACCTCTTCGTTTTCCAACACTGCGGCGCCGAGCGGCGCGAGCGCCTTCCAGACCGGGAGCGTACTCACGCAAACGCCCACCACGGGGGAGCAGGCCGCGATCGCAAGCGTCTTGTCATTGCCATAATGCAGATCATCCCCATCGCCGACCAGTACAGTCAGAAATTGAGCGTGACGCTGGCCTCGCAGGCTTGCACGATCAACCTGTACCAGACCACGGCCAATGGTTTCTATTGCGACCTGTACGTCGACAATGTGCTCATCATTGGCGGCGTCATCTGCCAAAACCTCAACAAGATCGTGCGCAACACCTATCTCGGTTTCGTCGGTGATCTGTGCTTCCAGGACACGCAAGGCACAAGCGACCCTTCGAGCCCGGGTCTCGGCACTCGGTTCCTTTTTTGCTACCTCGAAACCTCTGACCTGGGTGGCTACGGATGAGCTTCATCCAGCGGGAAATAGAGCTTGTCTTCACGCTCGGCAGCGGCACTTTCGCTGATTCTGGCACGAACACAGTGACCCTCAAGGGGTTGCGCATCCAGTGCCAGATAACGAGCGTCGTCGGCCCCGGGATGGGTCGCGCGCACCTGCGCGTGCACGGCCTCACTCTTTCGTTGCTCAATGATCTGTGCTCTATCGTTCCCGTGGTCGGTGGTGTCCCCAAGGTGGTATACAACCAACTGACCATCAATGCGGGGGATTCTGAGTCCGGAATGACGCGGGTGTTCCAAGGGAACACTACCCTTTCGTCGTCGATCGATATGAACTCGTCGCCCGACTCGGTGCTCGAAGTCAATAGCGCGGTCGGATCTTTCCAGGCTGTCCAGTCGATCGAGCCTACCAGCTACCCCGGATCGGCGAGCGCACCGCAGATCATGGGCGCTCTCGCATCGCTTACCCCGGAGCCGCTGGTGCTCGAAGCAAACACGGTAGCGACCGTCTTCCAGACCCCGTACTTCCCGGGTTCGCGGCGCGACCAGATGATGCGCTGCGCGGAAGCCGGTGGGTTCAACTGGACGATTGAAAACGGTACGCTCGCTCTGTGGGCGCGCGATGGCTACAGAATCAAACCAGTGCCGACCATTTCTCCCGAGACCGGAATGGTCGGATACCCGAGCAATATCGGGATCGGTGCGCAGGTGAAGACGCTCTTCAACCCGAACATCCTTTGCGGTGGACGAGTGAACGTGCAAAGTAGTTTGCGCTTTGCGACCGGCAATTTGCTCTCCTACCATATTTCGCATCAGCTTGATAGCCGCACGCCCGGGGGCCGGTGGTTCACGACCTTCCGTGCGTATCCCACGGTGACGAGCGCTCAAGCCGGGGGCGAATGATGGCTGAGCCAAATAACGGAACGGGGTTCAGCGGGCAAGCGACGCCGAGCGACTTCGACGACGAGTTCAATGCCTCGGCGTTCCACATCAAGTCGATCCTGTCGTCAATCGCTGGCGCGACGCTGGTGCGCGTGGTGAAGGTCTCCAATGCTGGCGGCGTGGCGCCTATCGGGCTGGTCAACGTGCTTCCTCTGGTCAACCAGATGGACGGCAATTGGAACGCGGTGCCTCACGGGATACTGTACCAATGTCCGTACTCTCGCATTCAAGGCGGCGTAAACGCCGTGATCCTGGACCCCACGGTGGGCGACATTGGCATTGCCGTTTTTTGCGACCGGGACATTTCGAGTGGGATTGCAAATGCTTCCGGGCTGGTGAGCGGGACGACGAAGAATGTGAATCCTGGAAGTCGGCGTATGTACGATATGTCCGATGGAATTTATCTGTTCAGTGTCTTCTCAAAGACCCCGACGCAGTACGTGCAATTTTCGAGTTCGGGCATCAACATCGTGTCACCGACGGCGATTCAATTTCAGGCGCCAACTATAACTTTGGTGGCTCCTACAGTCGCGATAAACGCATCCACGGGTGTCACGATCACCACGCCGACGCTCCAGGTGAACGGGGCCATCGTGGCAACCGGCAACGTAACTGCCGGGAGCATTGACCTCGAAACCCACCGTCATACCGGCGTCAGCACCGGCTCGGGAACCTCCGGAGGTCCGACAGGATGAACACGCTTTTCATGCTGCCAGCGACGTACGACCTCACCATCGATTCGTCGCAAAACATCGCTATGGCAAGCGATCCGTACTCGCTCGCCCAAGATGCCGCCAGCGCGATCCGCACCTTCATCACCGAGGTCTACTACGACACCACGATCGGCATCGATTATTTCGACACCATCCTTGGGCAAACCCCATCAATCCCGATCATGAAGGCGGCGTTCGTTGCCGCAGCGCTCACGGTTCCAGAGGTCACTGCGGCGCAGGTGTTCATCCAGAGCATCAGCGGCCGAATCGTGACGGGACAGGTGCAAATTACAACCAATAACGGCGTAACCGCCACGGCGAGCTTCTAATGTCCACGACCAATGTGCCAAGCCCGACCTTCGGTGCCACCGGCTTTATTCCTCAGACCGAGGCGGCTATTCTCGCGGGTGTCATCGAAGACATCCAAGCCGCGTTCGGCGGGAACCTGAACCTCAGCGCCACCAACACGAACAGCCTGAAGACGCCCCAAGGCCAGCTTGCGTCCAGTCAGACCGCGATCATCGGCACCGCGCAGGATCAATTCTGCCAACTGGCCAACAGCGTCGACCCGGCGTTCGCCACCGGCCGGATGCAAGACGCGATCGGGCGGATCTACTACCTGACACGCATCCCCGCAACGGCGACCGTGTGCGAGTCCTGCACTTGCTCGGGTGCAGTGGGCACGGTGATCCCGGTGAACTCGATCGCGGTCGATCAAGGCGGCAATCTATACCTGTCGACGGAATCGGCTGTCATCGCCTCGAACGGTAGCGTGGTGATCCCTTTCGCCTGCGTGACGACAGGCCCGATCGCTTGCCCCATCGGCTACCTCAACGCGATCTATCAGGCCATCCCCGGATGGGATTCGATCACCAACACCGCGGCCGGTGTCGTGGGCTCCAACGTCGAAAGCCAGTATGCCTTCGAGCTTCGTCGGCAGCAATCGGTCGCGCTCAATGCCTTGCAGATGATCCAGGCGGTCCAGGGGAACGTTCTGCAAGTCCCCGGGGTGATTGATGCCTACAGCTACGACAACTCGACAGGCGCGGCCTACACGATCCTGGGCGTGACAATCGCTGCCGCCAGCATCTATGTGTGCGTGTCCGGTGGAATCGACACAGCGGTCGGGTACGCCATCTGGCAGAAAAAGGGCGGCGGTTGCGGCTACACCGGGAACCACTCGGTCACGGTCTACGACACCAATTCTGGCTACGTGGCGCCATATCCGTCGTACACGGTCACATTCCAGATACCGACTTCGCTGCCGTTTATCTTTTCGGTTAGCCTCGCCAATAATTCGGGGATTCCATCGAACGCGACAACTCTCATCCAAGCCGCCATCCAGACCGCCTTTGCAGGGAACGACGGAGGCCCGCGCGCGCGCATCGGATCCCAAGTCTTCGCGAGCCGTTTCTACGCTGGCATAGCAGCGCTCGGAACCTGGGCGCAGATCCGATCGATCCAAATCGGTTCGACCAACATCGCGGCGGCTTACGTCCAGGGGGCGATAAGCGGAACCACGCTCACGATCACGTCGGTTTTCTCTGGCGCCGTAGCGATCGGTCAATATCTCTTCGACACGACCGGCAACATCCTGGTGGGCACCTACGTCGTTTCGGGAAGCGGTTCGACCTGGGTGGTGAGTCAGACGCAGACCGTCGCGAGCGAGCCGATAACGCTTGCGGTGGCGGGGCTCAACGTGGTGCAGGTGAACATTAACCAGATCCCGACGCTATCGAACGGGAACATCGGCGTGACGATCACATAATGGCCACCAGCTACCTAACCTCGCTGGAGCCGATTCCGGTATCGCTCGGAACCGGCGACGGGGTGACGACCCAATTCGCTCTCGGCGACATCGACGATGGGGTGATCGTTGCCAACGTGACCAGCGTATTTCGAAATGACTGGCAAGGCAACCAGCCATTGACGACCACGCCGCGCACCAATCTGTGCACCTATTCGCAAATTGTCGGTAGCACGGGCTGGACGCTGACCGATGTCACGGCGGCGGTCAATGCGACCTTCGCTCCCGATGGAAGCGGCACCGGAAACTTCATCAGCGAAACCGCGGTCACTGGCCTGTTCGGTGTGTCGCAAAACATCACCGTGGTCCCCAATTCGACCTATACGTGGTCGGTGTTCCTCAAGGCTGGCGTTCGAACTGCCTGCCGCATCCAGTGGGAAGACGGAAGCAATAACGGGGCCTATGCGGACATTGATCTAAATGCTGGCGTCGTCGTCGACTCTGGCGCTCTCGGCACGGGCGTCGTGTCGTCGACTTCGATCCTGCAACTTTCGAACGGCTGGTTCCGTGCGAGCGTGACCGGCATTATCGGAAGCGCGGCGACGGTGGGCAACGGCAATATATATCTCGCCAATCCAACGGGCAATCTGAACTACGCCGGAACGGTCGGCTCTGGCCTGTACGCATGGGGCGCGCAATTGGAGCTTGGATCGGCGCCGTCCGCGCTCTTGCCGACGACCTCCTATCCGCTGACAGCCGCAGACTACACGGTGAGCACGACCGCGCCGCGTACCAACGTCATCCCATTTGCCAACGTGCTGAGCGACGCCGCAGTGTGGGGCTTCACGCAATGCGCAGTTTCGACATCGGCCGTCGTGACACCCGACGGCAACACGTCTGCGTGGACTATCACCTTGGCCTCGTCGGGGCTCACGAACTCGTACGTGTACCTGCAAACGACCATCATCCCGACGCAATTTGCCACGCAGACCTTGACCGCCTCGGTGTACCTGAAGATGGGAACCTCGACGGCAAATCCGATCCGGCTTTATCTTCGCGACGGCTTAGACGCGAATGTGGCTTATGCAGACTTCGATTTCAACGCTGGAGCGCCAACGCCGCAAGTCGGCTCATACGCTCCCGTCATGAACTACGTCGGCGCAGGATGGTTCCGCTGTTCTATCACCGGCACATTCCCCATCACCGCGGCGGCTGGCTTGCACTTTTACATCGACCCTTCCGATGGTGCTGGCAACGCGGGGCAGACTTATTACGTGTACGACCCGCAGATCGAGTTCGGCATTGTCGCCACTCCGTTCATTGCCACGCAGATCGCCGCGGTGACGGTCCTGGGGAACGCTTCGATCTATGGCACCGGGCAGGTGATCTTCTCGACCGCGCCGGTCCTTGGCGCTATCCTCACCTGGACCGGAAGCTACCTGTACCAGTTCATCGAGCCCGTGACCCCGGTGTGGGAAGACACGATCATGAGCCAGTACGCGAACTCGCCGACGCTCATGGCTCTAATAAGCAACTTTGAGCAATACATCGACCAGACGGCGAACATCAACAATTTCTTCAACTTCGTGTTCAACATCAACACCGCGCAAGGATACGGTCTCGATGTGTGGGGGCGGATCCTCGGGGTTAATCGAGTGCTCCAAGTGCAGGCCGGAACCTATTTCGGATTCAGCGGTGCCGGTGGGCCTTTCAATGCGAGCGGCGATTCTTTCGGTGGTGGTCCCGCTCCGACTGGTGCGAATCCGTGGTACTCGGGGGCGCCGACTACAACCAACTTCTCGCTGACCGATTCGAGCTTCCGAACCCTCTTGCTCGCCAAAGCGCTGTCGAATATCTCGAACGGTTCCGTGCAGAGCGTGAACCAAATCCTCATCAACCTATTTTTGACGCCTGTCGCCGGTCGCACGGGCAACGCATACGTGACCGACGCTCTAAACATGACCATGACCTACACCTTTGCCGTACGTCCCGTGCTCACGCCGGTCGAAGTGGCGATCGTGTCGCAATCTGGCGTTCTTCCGAAACCCACTGGAGTCACCGCTACCGTGGTGCAAATCTGATGCAAATCGCCCAAATACCAACCAAGATCCAGCTTCCATTTGCGAACAGCGCTGGCGGAAGCTACATCCGCACGGTGCCGGTGCCTTCGCAAATCGGGATCACCAATGGCGCAGCCTCGTACACCGATGGATTCCCGCCATTGACATTCGTGCCTGCGAGCGCTGGCGGCGATCCTCCGGACGGGCGGGATATGAACTACATCCTCAACGTCCTTTCGGCGTGGTCTCGCTGGTACGCCGCTGGCGGTCCGATCTATTACGACTCGACGTTCGCTGGCAATGTCGGCGGCTATCCGGCGGGGACGATTCTCCAGATGACGAGCGGCGCCGGGTTGTGGCGCAATGTCGTCGACAACAATTCGACCAACCCTGACACGGGAGGCGCGAACTGGCAAGCCTTCTTGGCGCCGGGGTCGCTCGGCGGTCAAACCTTCATCAACGCGGGCGGATCGCTCACGGTCAACCAGATGGGCACCGCGGTCCAGATTTACGGAACCGCGTCCGGTCAAACGATCACGCTTCCGGCGATCGCGACAGTCCCGTCTACCTCGGGGCACGGCTACTGGTTCTTCAATTCGTCGAACCAGAACTGGACGATCCATGCCAATGGCACCGAGTCGATCGTAGGGCTCGGGGTGTCCTTCACGCTTCAGCCGAACGAGTCGATCTTCGTTTTCAATCAACAGAATGTGCAATGGAACGTCTTTGGCGCGATCGCCGCGCTCTTCCCGAGCGGATGGCTCATCAGCATCTTGGGCAACGCATCGACGGCCACGGCGATCGGCGGCGGCAGTGCCGGGCAAATTCTTTACCAAAGCGCCGCAAATGTGACATCGAAACTGCCCGCTGGCGTCGCCGGGCAGATTCTCACGTCTGGTGGAACTGGAGCCCCGGCGTGGGTAAACGCTCCAGGGTTCGCAATGACGGCATGGTCATACGGAAATCACCCGCTATTTTCTGGAACCGGGGTACTGAATTATCAGACCGCGCACATTGCGGTCGGTGTTACGTCTTACTCTGCCGGAACGCTGACGATAGCGAACGCTGGAACTTACGCAATACGGGCGACCGCAACCTGTGGAAACGCTTCGGCCAATACCGGCTCGGTCACTATCCAACTTCTTCACAATGGCGGCACTCAAGGAAATGCGAACGCATGGGCGGTCGGAACTGGTCAACAAGAAGGAGTCGTGATAATCGACCACGTTATAACGGTCTCCGCTGGAGACACCGTTGCAACTTATGTGGCGTGCGCCAATGGTGGACAAACTCAGTCCGGTGGGTACGGTTCTTTTGTCGGCCACCGAATCTACTGATGGCCTGATTCTCATGGAAGCAATCAAGAAGGCGGAATCGATCGACAAGGCTTTGTGGGGCGGGGGAATCGCCCTAATCATCCAGGCCACCACGCTCATTTTCTTCATAGGACAGTTTTACCAGCGGCAAAAGACCCTCGACGAAGAAGTCTCTCTTATGCGATCGCAGTTCGAGGTTTTCAATCGCACATTGTACGAAGTGCAGACCCGGCAAATCGACGAATTGCGCAGGGTCGATCGATTGGAGCAAGCCGAGTTCCCGCAAACCCGAGGAAGGAACTGACCATGGATCTGACCCTGACCTACATCCGGACCGACCACGAGGGCGCCTTCGCGAACGTCACGGACGACACTGGCGCGCTTTTGATGGTCACTGGCACCCATACCTTCCTCCAGGCCGACGGCGTGACCTGGGCCCCCATTGAAGGCACCGGGCAATGGGTTTGCGTGCGCGGCACCCACACGATCAACAATCCGACGCCCCAACACCCGAATGCGACGAAGACCTTCGAGACTTTCGAAATTACCGGCATCGCTGGTCATTCCGGTCTCTTGTTCCATTGGGGCAATGTGCCCGAGACCCAATCCGAAGGATGCCATCTGACCGGCGAGTCATTCGGGGAAATCGGCGGCCTAGAAGCGGTCCTGAACTCGGTTACGGCCTTCGAGAAGTTCATGGCTGCGCAAGCGGGGGTCGACAGCTTCGTGCTCACGGTGCAGTGATGGACCATACCGTCGCCGCGATCATTTATTCGATAAACAATGCGGGGTATTGGCTGGCCAAGAACGCGGACCTCGCCACGGGAATGCTGCTATCTATGTTCCTGGGCTGTTGGCGGGTGCTGGCCAAGGCGCAGCAACGCAAGAACGTCGACCTGATGAATTTGCTGAAGAACGCCGAAGGCAAGTTCAGCTACCTCAACGCCGGGGGGATCGGGTGCTTCGTTTTCTCGACCTGGGTGGTGATGCACGATACCCTGGACGGTACGATAACCAATGTCCAATTCATCGGATATTTGTTATTCTGGAGCGGCGCCCCCGTCGCAAATGTGCTTGCGTCGAAGTGGGATGGACGCCTACCCTGGAGCAAACCCGAATGAGCACGACCATCGAATTGACCTTCGCCAAGATCGGAATCGCGATCGCGATCCTTCTCGGGTGTTGCGGAGCTACGTGGTTCGCCGCTGACGCGCACTACTCCAGCCAGTACGCTGCTCTGAAGGCTAAGGACATGCAGAAAGCCGCTGATGCCCAAAAGATCATCGACGACAAGGCGCGCGCCGACGAAACCGTTACGAAAGAGGTCAACGATGAAGCTGTTGCTCAGATTGGCGTTATGTCCGACGCTATTGTGGGGTTGCTGCAACACCCCATTACCATCACCCGTACTGTCACCGCCATCCAAGGCCCCGCCGAGCTTGATGTCAAGCCCGACGGACCTGGAATTGCAGCAAGCCCGGGACCGGCTGATGGACCTGAAAAAACAATTGGAGCCTGTCTTGACCCCGCCACGCTCAAGCAAATCCTCGACATAGCGACCTCGGGCATCGACGCCGAACTTGAATGGCGCAAGTGGGCGCGCGGCACCGGGCAGGCTGGTCCCTAACGCTGCCTGAACGGCACGTAGCTCGGCGGGTGCGCAGAGTCGACAGGCGCCTTCCCCTTCCATGCGGCCAGTGCTGCGTCGATGCGAGCGCGCCATGAACCAGGGGCGGATGGTTGAAAGTAAATTGGCGGCTCTCCCATCCACTCCCGCGCCTCTTCCAGGAGCACCGCCATTGCTGCGGCTTGGGATTCCGCCTTGTTGCAATTGTCAAGTTCATGCTCATACAGCCCGGCCCACTTTGCCCATTGCGCCTTGGCTTCAGTTAGTTCGGCCTGTAGTGCTGCGGCTTGGGATTGGGCGGCAACTCTATCTGCATACCCAGTATTTTCCTTGTTGTAAGCATCAACGAGTTCTTGCGGCGTCCAGCTATAGCTACCCTTGTCAAGCACAGACTCAGCCAATCGAAACGCTGCCGCCTTCCACAGCCTCGCATCAGATTGCAGCCTCTCGTTCTCCGCTTTCAGCGTGGCGATGCACTGCGCCGCGTGTTCGTAGCTAACCCATTTGCCGTTAGGAACACTGACCATTTCAGCTTCTGGGTGCCCTTCATCCTTGTAGTAGCAAATTGCGTTGAACCGATTGAGCGGTGGCAGTTCTTCCTGCGTGGTGTCGTTCATATCCACCTCAAATGAATCAACAATTCGATTAGCAATGCGCCGCCCGCTAAAATCAGCACAAGCAAGCCGATAGCCGCCAATACAATCATCGTCTTGAACGGTAAATCTAGGTCTGGTAACGGCCCCATCACGGCTTCTCTCTTTCCCGCTGTATAGCGGCGTCTACGGCAGCGCCAAACGTCGGGCCAGTGATGCGCCCAATTCGTACCGTCGCGCAGTAGTGGTGGTTGCCATCTATGTGCAGGCTGAGTACGCGGAAATGCTGCTCTATCCAGCGCCACCTTGCCGCATCCCGCACGTCATCCAAAGTGGCGCCTTGTGGTTGGGGGGCGGCGTAGAGTAATTGATGCTCACCTATGTCTTTAGGCACTTTCCCACCGCAAATTAAATCCTCATACTCCCACCGATCAAAACTTGGACCGCCCCCGTCCTCGATGATGTACCGATACGCCACCGGCTCTTGGCTAGGCGCTTGCGGGGATGCTTGTGGTGGGGGAGCGGCATTCCAGCAAAATTCATCTGGCGGATTGGTTTCCCCGCAAACCTTGCAGCGAAGGGAATGCAATTCGCCGTTACCCGCTTTTATATCGCGCGGACAATCGACCTCGCCAACGCCCCAATAATTATGCTTAGGAGGTTTCGCCGGCTTGGCACCCTGTGAATCCCGCAACTCATCCCGTTGCCGCTTGATGCACTCGGGGCGCTCGCAGTAGTAGCTGCAAGAGTGAGTGGTCATCTCATTTCTCCGAAGTGGCGCTCATTCTTCCCTCTTGGTGCTATCCACCGTGCGGAGCCGGTGTGGCGTGGCAGCGGCGCGGGCCCTGGCAACAGCAGCGTCCGCAAAGTACGCGATGGACGCCATTACCGGCGTTACGCCGTTGTCCTCGCGGCGGATGTTATTTGCCACCGTCGCCAGCGCGGAAGCGGCTTCAATCAACGCGGCGCGCATTTCAGTCAGCGCGTCGGGTGCATCGCCTTGGCCTTGTTTTTCGTGGGTGTAATTGGTGGTCATCTCATTTCTCCGAAGCGGCCCGCAAGTCTTTCATCACCGCGAAAGCATCTACATTGGGGTTGCTATAGTCTGGATGTGTGCGCAGGGCGCGGATTGCATTGGCACAGTCATCCCATTGCGGACAACGCTTCTCAAACATCTGAGCCGCTTCTTCCAGTGCCTTATCGCGTGCGTCAGCAAGGGCGGCATCAAGGTGCGCCTGCGCCACATGCCACGGTGTCCAGTACCCATCTGCCATCGGGCGAAACAGGATCGAATCTCCCGCCCCAGTTCGTCCATACCGTACCAGCGGCAGCGGCGTTATATCGGGGGGCCGGGGCGCTTCCGCAATCCTCTTATCCCGCACGTCATCCGAGCTAGGCGCTTGTGGTTGGGGATCGGCGTAAAGCGCAATAGTTTGTTGAGCCGGTGCCTTCCACTCAGCACGCCCAAAATCAGGCTTTTCAAAGCTAACTGAATTGCCCCACGGAGCCACGACCATCCACGCCACCGGCTCTTGCGGTTGGGGGGCGGCGTTTAGCTGCGCGGCGAGCGCTTTGGCGTAGGCCATGCGTTGTGCGTCGTCGGAGAAGTCACCATTGATGTATAGACGCGCGTCATGGGTGAAGTCTTCGGACTGCAAACACCCGCCGTCAACGTAAACGGTCCACGGGCCTTTGTCCGCCTCCTGCGCCACGGCTGGTGCTGCGGATGCACGGGCAAGTGCGATGAGGCTGGCAATATCCTCAATCAGTACGGCCCCGCTACCAGTCGCGTATATCTGCCCATAGTCATTGCAGGACAGACCAGCTTCCTTCGCTAGCCGCAGTGCTTCGTCGCGTGCGTCGCTCATTTCGTTCCCTCGGCCGCGGCGGTCTCCGTGCCCCAAAAGGCCGTCAGCGCCTCGGCAATGATCTTGCCTACCTCATCCTGGAGTGCTTCAGGCTGAGGCATCGAGCAAATACGGCCCCATCCGCGCACCCTGGCGATGGTGGAAGGGTCGAAATCCTGGTCGGCGACCATCTGCCCACCGGCATCCCAAATGTAGCCGCTCTCGAAGCGGAACGGCGGCTTGTAGAGCGAGAGCGCGCGGGCGCGAACGCCGGTCATTCGATGGCCTCGTAGGTTGCGATCCAAGCCCGGATTTCCTTGGCGACATCGACGTACGCCGGGCTCGGTCGCTTGTCGATTTCCTGGCCCGGCCGATACGCGCGCAACAGCTTCGCGCGCAGGTATTCCGGCAGCAAGAATCAGTGCGTCATGCACCCTCAATGCGCAGGCGGCACCTTCCGGCCGCACCTTGGCCAGTGGCATTCGTGAAGCTCATCAAGCCGGGTCATCGGTTTTTGGCGCCGCGAAGCGCTCTCGAATCTCGTCCCAAGTGAAAACCCTATCGGTTATGCCCGGGACGTTGAATCCGGTCATGCCGTTCTTGCGCGTGTCGTACTGGTAGCCAAATGGCATTTCCTTGCCAGTGGCGCTACGGACCGAATATGTCGCCGCGCCGCCCGCGCGCCCGAAATTGAAATGGCATTGAAGCCTGCGCGCAAAGCCGACCGGGCGTTCAGGTAGATCGAGCGGTTCATCTGACATTTAACGCTTTCTTTCAAGGATCCACCACTTCGATAATGATCCGTACCCCGTCGTAAATCGTCGGGCAACTGTGCGCCGCCCATTCGTTTTGCACCGCGACGATCACACGGCAGTACGGTCCCTCGATGTCGGCGCCGCGCACGACCTCGCACGGCGTCGGCATCATAGCCTTGATCTGTTCGGCAATGAAGTACGGCGGGACGTACATTCTAGATCGCGCTGCCGTCGTGCTCGCTGACCCTGAAGGTTGCATTGGCCTGAGCCAGCATCCCACGCGCGAGCACCAATGCGATCTTGTCGCTGGCGCCCGGGGATCCCTTGGTCAAGAAAGTCCGCATGTTCCCGTTGCGCAGCAACTCCAGGCGCACCGTCACCATCACGTCGGTTTCCGCGTTGTGGCGTTCCTGCGGCGGCACTTCCTCATCGATATTTGGCAGGTTAAGGTTTAACGTCGTCATTAAATTCCCCCTCACTTTCGTCAGTGCCATGGTTGCCGGTGCCTGCAAGAACAAAAGACGCACAATGCGGCGATCAAAATCCACCCCAAGAAGGTGCGGCTATTCGCGCCCGTGAATGGAACGTGGAACATGGTCAACCCCTTTCACGAAGCTCGGCTTCCAGAGCCTTCACGCGCTCGCGCAGATTGTCGATCCAGCCACCGGGAGCATTGGCCGCTATCCAGGCCCGCAAGGATTCTTCGCCACCGTCCACCGGCATCCCCGTGTTCGGGATCACCTGGACCGCGCGATCGTCCCAAATCTCGATCATCCCGAAGTCCTTCGTGCAGGTGACCGGCAACGGCACGCCGATGTGTGTCACGCACCAAAGCTGGATGACCTGAATGATGTCTTCGACCGATTTGGTCCCGCCGCTTCGCGGGCCCACACGCGCCGTGAATATGCGAACCTCTCGACCCTTGGCGAGCCATTCGATGACTCGATCGCGCATCGCCGGAATAGGCGGTCCAATGTGGAACTCGCCTTTCCATCCCTCGTAATGAGCAAGGGTGCCGTCAAGGTCGACACCCCACCACGGTCCGCTCACCCCTGACCGCCCGCTTGGGCCTCTTCCTGGGCATCTTCCTGCGCCCACGCAAAGAGGATCGCCATGCACACGCCGCCCACTACCACGCAAACCAGACCGCCGAGAAATCCGACCATTTCAACCTCCTATCAGTCAACACCTACACTGTACCTTGTACCGTACAAAATGTCAAGCAAAAATCGCGGTTGCCATGCACAGTCCGACGATGACCATGCTCACGAAAAAGATAGCCCAAAAATCGATCTGGTCGCGCGGGAAGAGTTTCACCGCGCGTGTCCCTTGTACGGCCTGAGCCGGTAGCACACAACGGCGTCACCGTTTACCATGTGTTCCATCTGGTTCGCGATGCACCAATCGATCTGTCGCTGAAGCGCGTCGGCCCGGCGATCGTTGCGGATGGAATTGCCGAGCAACAGCAACGCGAAGATGATGCAGGCGATCGCGCCAACGGTGAAGTAGAAGACCGATTGCCGCGACTCGGTGCCGGTCTCGGTGATGTAGAGCGGGTTCGTTTTCAAAATGTCCCCCAAAAGTCGTAGCCGCCTCGAAAAGCCCATTCCAGACTGTGAAAGAAAATTCCTGACCCAAAAGCAACCAACAAGCACCAAAACCAGATCAGCGCCATCGCACCCAATTTCAGAAACTTCTCGCGCAGGCGGTCATTCATTGAACCCCCGGCGCCGAAGCTCCTTGCGAGCGGCTATCGCGTCGGCCACCTGCATCGCGTTTTGCCGCGACGGAAAGCCTCCAGGATCGCGCTCAACGGCCGCGCGCAGTTCCCGGATGCTCAGGGTCTCCGGGTTCTTCAGGAAGATCGGTAGGCCCTCCCTGAACCGTTCCCGGGCCTTTTCCTGGGCCCGCTTCGCCGCATTGGCGCGGCGGCTCGCGACGTTCGGATCCGAAACGAATGCCGCCCGCTTCTTGTTAGGCTTCCTCGACGAAGCCCTGATTCCGGTCATTTGCCGCGTCCCCATGGTCTCACTTGCTGCGTGCGCTGATGACGGTCTCGGGCTTGGCAACGGCGCCCGGATACTTTGAGGCAAGGGACATTTTGTAGGTGTCGGCCAACTTGTTGAGCGGTCCCTTCTTGATGTCGACGATCGACTCGATGTCGAAGAACTCATCGGCGAGGATCGAGGCGAGGAACCTGCGCAGATCCCGGACCTCGGCGGTCCACTTTTGCCGACCGCTCACGCCCTCAAACTTGGGCGCCGCCGCCGCGGCCGGGGCGGAAATCTCGACGTGAGCGATTGCCTCAGCGCTGCCGCTGGCAATGATGTCGGCCTTCTCGGCGAGCCCCGCGGCCTTCTCGGCGAGCTTGGCCGCTGCCGCTTGATCGCCCTCGGCCGCTGCCGCCGCCGCCGCCGCCTCGGCTTCCTGGGCGCGCTGGCGGGCACTGGCCTCTGCCGCCGCTTGCCGGGCAGCTTCGGCAGCGCGCGCCGAAGCGGCTTCCTGTTCGGCTTTGATCTGAGCCTTGCGGGCCTCTTCCTGGACGTGGGTTTGCCACGCGCCGATCGCCGATTTCAGGGTGCGGGTGGCCTGTTCGAGAAGGTCTTCGGGCTCGGACCACTCGGTTCGGATTCTGGCGACGACCTGGAGCGGCTCGACCAGAGCGGCCTTGCGTGCGGCGTCGACGCGCTTCATCAGCCCGGCCACCCGGCGCAGGCTGTCGGCAGCGGATTCGGCCTCGGGCTGGCTGGTGATCCTGTAGTCCGGGACAATCGCGATCGACTTGACCTGAGCGATCAGCGTCGGCAGGTTGTCTTGCGCGGTTTCTTCGGTTGCGGTTTCCATCACTTCCCCTTATAAAAGTCCGTGCTTTTTGTTGAAGTCGTACTGTCGTTTGCAGGCCAGAAAATCCGCCCAATCGTGATTATTCGATGGGTGCTCTTCGAGTTCGTACTTCCCGTCTTCGGTGAGGTAGACGCATCCCCGCTTTCCCCGGTGGCCGATCGGCGCGCTGTACCCGGCTGTCTGCATCGCATGGGTCGGATCTTTCACGCCAGATTTTATGTCCAGTAGTGTACGGCACTCTCTACGGATACGGCCTACCGGCCAGAGCATTTTTCCGAGCACGTCCAGGGTTCCGGCGTAGCGGTGCAGCGGGTGATAGATGCGCTGTTCGCGCGCCTCGGTCACTAGCCCGTGGTCCCGCTTGAACTTGCGCCACCCGAGCACGTAGCCCATCATCCCGACCTCTTCGGCCCATTCCTCGTTCAGATCCCCTTCGTCGTCAAGCTCGGTCGCAAGGTGGACGCGGGAGCCGCGGATACCGGCCGGAATCAGGATTTCGGCGGGCAGTTTTGCGACCTCGCTCCAAAGCTCGATGATCCCGGTCACGCTCGGCACCACTACGCCGTCGAATTTGTAAACGTGCTCTTCGGGCTCGAATTCCAGGCCGGTCATACGTGCTTGTGCCGCCAGTGGTCGGATACCCCCTCGACCGTTGTGAATGACCGCTTGCACCCGGGCCCGAGGCAGTGAAAGCGAACGGCGTAGACCGCTTGCGGCTTTTCCGTGACCTTGGATTTCCCCTTGCTCAACGAGCCGTCCTTCCATGCCCCCTCGCGCTGGCACCCGGCGCAGGTTCGAGGGAAGCCAGCATCTTCGCCGTCGTCGATGTACTCCATGCAGACTTGGCACATCGAGCCCTCAAGCACTTGATCCGAAATTTCGCCCATGTCAGTCACTCGGCACTTGGCTCAGATCGGGTGCGCTGCCGTCGGGGTTCGATGCGGTCGCGGGCGAAGGCTTGACATCGGTGGCATCGGCTTTGGCCTTCGACTTGCGCGGCTCGGTGCGGTAGATCGTGCTCGGGTCCGCGCCCGCTGGCGGCGGCGTTGCCGGGGTATCCTCGTCGCCGTCCAGGATCACCACGTCGCCCATCATCTTCGCTTCCTTGCCGGTCTCGTAGGCGGCATCGGCCATGATCGCGTTGGCAAGCTCGATCGTCTTTGGCATGTATTTCAAGACCTGGAGAAGCGCCACCTTGCGCGCGTACATTTCCAGGTTCGCGAAGCTGTAGTGGCGATCGCCGACCTTGTTGTATTCGTCGCGGTGCAGCTTGATCTTCTTGATCGGCCAGACCTCGATAATCTTGCTCTCCGCGTCCTTGATCTTGCCGATGGCATAGACGTAGGTGAGCTTTTCGTCATCGCTCTCGCCGCCCGGCTTGTGCTTCACGAACGGGGAATCGCCAAGCTGGAAGTCGAACTCGTCGCCCTCGAACACGGCGCCGGTCCAGACCGAAGAGCGGCCCGAGCGCTGCGCCAGATCGACGAGACCCTGCCAGCCGGGAATGAACTGCGCGCGCATTTCCCATGCGTTGCCGTTCTTCGCCCGGTAGGGCACGAGGAAGCCTTGCCCGCCGACGCCGATTTCGAGGCCCATCTGCGAGGCCATGACGACCGACCCGAAGATCGATGTCGGGGTGCATTCGCGCAAAGCCTTGTTCGTGGAAAACGCCGTGAGCGTGAGCCGGATCATGCGTTCCGGGTTCATGTGCTTGGGCAACGCGAACTCCAGCGATTGCTTGTGGCGCACGAGGTACTGCTGAAGAGCGGGGACCGTCAATTCGTTGCTCATGGGATTCCCTGGTTAGATCGTTTGCTGATGATAAGGGATAAGGTACGCTTTACGCAAGCGATCCGGGCGCGCGGGTGGCGGCTTTGCGCTGCCGTATGAGGCCGACTTCGATGTCCATCCCCACCGCGCAAATCGTAGACCGGGGAAGCGGTACGCGGGCCATGGCCGATATATCGAGCGGCCCGCCTACGTGGATGGCGATCATGTGCGCGGCCTGCATGGGATCGTCGATGATGCTCTCGAAGTCGATCTTCAGGATCGGGTGCGGGCCAGTGGCTTCGAGCGCGCGAATCGCGGCGGGGAAATCGCGCCAGTAGGAAGACTCGTAGTCCCTGACCACGTTCGGGTTGACGCGCATCCCCATGACGGTCTTGAGGAACTTCGTTTGCGAAAGCGCCTGTTGCCGGGTGTCGCGCTGGCACCAAATGATGCGGAAGTCCCACGAGGGGATCTTGCCATTCTGCGGGTCCAGCACCTTGATCGCGTGCCCCGGGATGGTCGCGAGCCATTCCTTCGAAATCGTGCCGCCGACCACGTTCGCCCCCGCTTCCCTGGCCTCGAAAGCCGGGTACTCGCCGGTCATGGGCACGCCCCCGGCTTCGAGCATCTGCATGACCAGCGAGCTTCCGCACCGGCCGAAGCCGGAAACCATGATGATCCGATTCATTGCACCACTTCCCCCTTTCCGTAAGCCGCGAGCGCGCGGCGGCGTTTCTCTTCCTGTTCCAGAATCGGCCGCATCGACCGGATGAATTCGCGATGGGCTAGGCCAGTCGCGATCAACCAGATGCCCGCGGTCCACATGACAAGCGCGAAGGCACAGAGCGCGGCCATCACGCTTCCACCTGGACCATCCGGCCGCGCATCTTGAGCGCTCCACACGAGGCCATGACCGCCCCGCGCACCTGCCGCCAGTGCACCCCGAGTTCTATGGCCACCTGAACCTCGTGGGCTCGGCGCATCGGGCTCCCGTGCCGCGGCTTCGTCATGTACTCGCGGATCTTGCGGTGCAGCGGGATCACCGGCACGAGCCCGATCGAGCGGACGTGGTACTTGACGCCCATTTCGTCGGCCAGCGCCATCAGTTCCGCGGCGTCCCGATCGTCCCACCGGGCCATCAGGCCGATGAACACCCCGACGAACCGCGGGCCGTGGGCCTCATCGAATGGCGTGAGCCGGTGGGCCATTTCGTGAAGGATAACCGTCGTCGTGCGCGCCCACTTGGGAAATTTCAGGACGTGATTGTCGTCAGCCGTGGCCCTGCGCTGTCCCCATAGTTTCCTGGAGACCTCCGGAGCCCGCTGCCGGGCAAGTCCCACCCGACCGCGTTCCTTGCGCCAGATCGGGGTAAGCCACGCTTCGACCTCTTCGAGCTTTTCCATCCGCGGCCGGTCACCCTTCCACCGGCTGAAGCGGTTTTCCCACGCATACACGCGGGACCGCTGCGAATCTCGAACGCCGCGCATCCCGCGCATCACAACCCCACCGCGGCGTTGTGGCGAGCCACGTTGGCGCGCGCCAAGGCGACCGGCATATCGCGGCTGACGCGATTGCCAAGCCAATCCATGACGTGCGCGACACCGCGCCGAACGATGAACAAATAGTGAACTTGCTGCATTTCGCGAACCTCCTTTCTCATCCCACAAAACAGAGCATACGCTGTTCCGTACGCTCCGTCAACTACTATTTACGTTCAGGCATACGCCGTCCAGTGGTGCTCGCGGTACACCTTCAAGCCCGGGACCGAAGTGGCAAGCGGTTCCATCTTGTAGGCGCTGGCGAAGCTATGGATCGCGAGGCGCGGCTTGCCGTCGTAACCGCGTTGCGGGACCATTCTGCGCGGCGCTGGCACCTTCTTTGGGTAGTACCCATGGACCGCGTAATGCGCCTTGCCCGCGGGGCTGTAATCGGCGACCTCGACGTACTGGCCGGGCGCCGGAACGCTCTTGCCCTGAGCCCAAGCCACTTCGACAGACTGGCAACCGATTTCGAGCACGTCGACCGACTTGCCGTGGAGACCGACGACCTCGAAGTAATCGATGTTCGTCTGGTCATAACCCCACGAGCACACGAAGATGTCGCCCACCTTCAGGCCGTGCTGCCAAGCCTTCTTGGCCTCGCGCGCGGCGACCTTCTCGTCGGCGTACTTTTGGAGCCGCCCGATCCATTCCTGGACGACCTGGGCGCGGTGCTCGGCCGTGCTGTAGCGCTCATGGAAGGCAGGCTTGAGAGCTTTGCCGCGAAAGCCGATCGCGTACACCTTGGCGGCGACCTCGTAGAAGAAGACCTCGACACCGAGCGGGATCACGCGGATGTCGGCGGGGCGTCCCTTGCATTGGGCCGGAAGGTAAAAATCGCGGGGGAACTGTTGCATGGCTATCCTTTCAATGTCAGAACCAACAACCCCAATCGTACGCCGGTCCGTACGGCACGTCAAGCACTTTTCGAAAAAATCTTCACTTCGGCGCTGGCAGGCATCCGGGGAAATTCTTCGCGATGATCGCGTTGAGCTTGTCGACCATATCCAACCGCTTGAAGGTGATGTGACCGTTGCCGTTCTTGAAGAGCTTCACGGTCATGTAGTCGGTCTCGGCGACCTTGGGCCAACCCTTCACGCCAGATTGGGGGCTATGCGTGCGGCTCAGCACCCGGTACATTCCGTCCCGGTGGTCGGGCTCTGGCTTCCCATCGACGACAGACAGCACGCGCACGAGGTCATCTAGTTGATCGGTCTTGTTATGGTTCATGCCGTAGGCATAACAGAGGTAGGTCATCACAAGGCGCTTGCCGAACTTTTGGGGCAAGTTGGTTTTGTAGTCCCACGACAGTCCCTTGAAGGCTTTGACCACGCCTTGCTCGAACATCGAGCCGCGGTTGTCGTACATGGTCCGGAACGTCGCAGCGATGTTGGCCGGGGTGAGGTCTGGCGCGTCGCCATTCGTCAAGCCTTCGTCCCACTTGTGGCGGGTTTCGGCGTCCATGAAGGTCCGCAGGCCCGATTCGCTCATGAGCCATTGCCAGCCACCGGCATCGACAGTCTTCATGAGGTCCGGAAGGCTACTCACGGCCTGCGAAACGAGGCTGTAGTCGCTCCGATAGCCCTGGTGGTGACGTAGGTCCGGGAACCCGAGGTTCGCGGCGCTGGCGATCGCCTGGGCCTCGTCGATCAGCTTCATCGCCTCGGCGATCCGTACCTGGACCGCCGCGCGCTGGTTCGCAAGGTTTTCGACGCTAACGCTCTTCACGAGGTCCAGCATCACGCACCCACCGCCGCGTAGTACCCCATGGCGCGCACCCGGTACTGCACGGGCCCCTGGCGATAGAACTGCGCAATGCTGCCCGTGTAGAACATGACCGCGTGGTAGATCAGTTCGCGCTCGAAGTCCGACTCGATCGCGACAACCGCGTCGATGGGCAGCTTCCAGTTCTCGCGGTTTTGCACAAGCTCGAAGGCCGCTTGCATCGCCTTCCTCGAAATCGGTTGCCCGTGCACGTTCCCGACAATCTCGGCCTGGGCCTCGGCCAGTTCTTCCGCAATGCCCATTTCAACCTCCCTTCAGAAAAATCAATCCATCATGCAATCGGCGTACGCTTGGATGCCCGCCTCTTCCAGCACCGCGGCCATGGCCCGCGCCGCAGCTTCCTTGCGCACGAAGCTCTGACCGAACTGGCGAACCGGCCATTCGATCCCCTTCCCGTACCGGCCGCGCCGGGCCTGCCCATTGGCGCGCAACCACTTCGCAAACCCGCCGTTCGCAGGCCGGATCGCCACCCACGCGAAACCGCATGGGCCATCTGGCGCGATATGGATCGGGCGCCCGGGCAGTAAGTCGCCAGTGACCGGGTGAACCTGCCCGATGACCATCGGGACCGGCGCAGCGTTTTGACCGGCCGCGGCACCGGCCGCGAGGGCTCTTTCGTAGAGCATCTGAAACCCGAGGGGACCAGCAACCGCAGCAACCATTTCGACCTCCAGAGAAAAGAACCGACAACCCCGAGTGTACGCCAGTCCGTACGGATGTCAAGCGGAATATGCAAAAAAACGGGGACCATTTCTGGTCCCCTGCCGCTGCACGCCTGCCGTTTGCTTGCCGGGTCGCTTGCGGTCGAACGTCGGCTCATTCACTGAGGGGGCTTTCGTTCCGCCCCCATTGGTTCGGCTACCATCCCCGGGCCGCTTTGAGTCGTCCGGGGCTCCGACTAGGCTCCGATCAGTTCCTTGATCGAACTGGCCGGAAGCTCGATGATGTCGCCGCCGATCCGTTCCAGCACCGTCGCATCGTCGTAGTCTTCCACGTCCGCACTGTGGCGCGTGACCGCACTGTGAAGGCCGTACAGGGTGAGGTCACCGCCTTCGATCATGCGTTCGAGCACCCCCTTGCGGATGGCCTCGTTCAGCGTGAACTTGCGCCCGACACGCTCCACGACCTCGATGACGTTCGCGGCCGGGATCTTGATTTCCGCGGCCTGTCCGAGCTTTTGGATATTGGCCTGGAAACGTGCTGCATCGAAGGCTCCCTTCACCACGTCCGCGACTTGCTTCCAGATCGCGGTGTCCGTGGCCTTGCGGGTGTCATCGCTCAAGAGCGCGTACACGTCGTCGCTGATGTCGGCCCGGCTTCCCAAGTGGTGCTTCTTGAAGCTCGCACCGAACATCGCAAGGTTCGTGCATCCCCCGGTATAGATCGAGGTTTCCACGCTGAGGCGCCCGCTGCCGGTCTCCGAATTGCTGATAACGATTCCCGGGCTCACCGTGTCGAAGATCGTGTGGCCACCGTCGCCCATGTGCTTGCCGGTCGGGATGTCCTTCTCGATCGACGTGTCGACGCACTTGATATACATGCGGCGATCTGTGATTTCGCAGGACAGAAACATCAGCTTCAGATCGAGCAAGAGCGGAAGCACCACGTCGGCGAGGTCTTCGTTTTCGAGCGTGCGGTACTTGTCGCTCAGGAAGGCCCGGTTGCGCTGGTCCAGGATGCGGACCATGCGACGCTCTTGGGCCTTGTCCTGAAACCAGCGGTTGCAGGAAGCGGCGAAGAGTTCCGGCGCCTGATTGGCCATGCGATCGAAGTATTGCTTGGGGATGCCGGTGAATTCGGCGATCTGCCCGCCCGCCACCGTGTTGATCGGGAACGTATGAATGTCCCCGTTGTGAACCGCCAGAACCGGCTGGTGATTTTCGACCTCGATCGACAGCTTCTCGACCGGCGCGATCAAGTCCTGTTTCGCCGATGCGCGGCGCTCGATTTCGGTTGCGAGGTCTACCAGACTTTTTCCCATGCGTGCCATATCGAATTCCCTTTCAGTTTGCCCACGAATCAGCGCGGCGCTGCCCTCACCTAATGGCGCGGGAGAAAGGCCCGAAGCCTTTCCTCCGAGTCATCTACCTCTGCACGTTGCCGGGACGCCGAGAAACAGACCGTTGGCGAGAGCGAAGTTCCGCGCGGCGCCGTTCGCTGTCCCGGCGCAACAGCACCGAAATGTCATGTACCCGTCAGCGTAGACGATAACGGGGTGGATCTTTCCGCCTGCCCGGCCGATGCGCGCCGCGGCTTCAAGCGGCGGTCCTTGGATTTCCAACGCGGCGACTTGCATGGCATTCCTTTCAATCAGCCAACCAACAAGACAGAGCATACGGGGTTCCGTACGCTCTGTCAAGCCTTTTTCAGCGTGTCGACATCGACGAATTCGACCATCCCGAGTCGCTGCGCTATCCGCCCCATGGGGAACTCGTCCTTGTGCACTTCCCAAAATCCGCGACAGCACACGTCTTTGGAATGGTGGCAGATCCGGTGACACCGGAAACCGCCGTATCTATCGGCCACGTCGGCTTCGAGCTTGGCCAGATCCAGGGGCGATTCAGGCCGGTAGATGCACGTCGCGCAGAGCTTGCGCTGAACCTTGAACATTACGGCTCCACCTTTGCGAAAGCGGCGCTGGCGGTATCGCGTCCTGCGCGCCATGCCTGATGCGCTGCCGAGCCGTTTTTCGGGATGAATCGCGGGCATGGATTTCCTGCAATCCCGGCGCGGTACGCCTGCAATGCAGTGCCGCCTAGGCCATGCTCATTGCCTTGTTCCATCAGCAGCCCGTAGGTGTCGGGCAGTCCTGCGTGCGTAGCGCTCATGCTTGCACCTTTGCAAGAGCGGCGCGGGCGATGTTGGCAACGTCTCCGCACGTCATCGCGGCGTATGGGTGGCTTAGAGCTATCCGGTCGATTTCTTCCAGCGCCGCAACCAGTTCATCGTAGGCGTTGACACAGCGGACGATGTGGGCGGAGTCGGCGGGGTTCTCGCACAGCGCAACCTGTGCGTGAGTGCGTCCGTAGCCAGTCGTATCGGCGCAAACGCCGTACCGTCCTTCGTGCCACGGCGTAGGGGTGTGATTGGTGGTCATGTCATTCTCCTTTGGTGCGGGCAAGGGCGGCGCGGACCTGCGAATACTTTTCAACGTGCCCGCACGGGTTCGTCCAACCGTGCACCACCAGTCGTCGGCTTCCGTCATAACTGACGGTCCTGAACGGCTTTCCTCGGGGGCCGCCGCAGTGAAGACAAATCCACGGCAGCGTGACGGTGACAACGTGATAGCCGTCGTGTTCTACGCAAGCCGGAATCGTGACGGTGCGGACGTTCATGCTTCCCCCTTGGCGCGGGCAAGGGCGGCGCGGGCTTCGGCAACGTCCATCCACGAAAAACCTCGATCCCATTTGAGGCCAATTAGCCAACCTTTATCGTCGGCGTCGAATGCATTTTGAAAAAAATGGAACTTGGTTCCCTCGGGAAACTCCGAGACAAGTTCCGGTCCGGGGGTGTGATTGGTGGTCATGCCTGCACCTTTTCAAGAGCGGCGCGGGCGGCGTGTCCGGCGTCTATTACCTTGGACCATTGCGCGCGAGCGATGTCGTCTACGTCGGTATTCCCGTATTCGTAGATCGCATCGGCAACCGCTTCCAGCGCCGCGACCAATTCGTCGTGAGCATTGACGCAGCGGACGATATGGGCGGCATTGGCGCAAGCCTCGGCGTTTGATAGATGGCGACGCGAAGTGTTAGCTATTTCATGGTCATCGGCAGAAAAAATGCTGATCCCATCTTGATTTTCCCAAGGCGTTGGGGTGTGATTGGTGGTCATGTTTGTGCCCTTCACGTTCAGAACTGCATCGTTGATCTTCTCGGCGAGGCGCCCCGCGGTGGCGGCGCTCATGACCGTCTTGTCCGATTGCATAGCGCACCACGAATTGAACCGCTTCACGATCCGGTAGCCATTCCATGTGCACCCGTTGGTGAGGCGCGGTAGCTTAACCACCGCATAGAGACCGGCGCTCATGCTGGCACCGAATCTTGGCCGAGGTAGGCGAAGCCTTTCTTGCCGAGCATTGCAAAACAGGCTTCCCACCCCGCCTTCGTCTGCGGGTATCCGTGGCGCGCGCATATCCTGCGGATGTTCGGATGGACATATCCCTTGCGCTCCAGTATCAGCAATGGCGCGATGCCTTGATCGTAGAGGGCGAAGTATTCCTCAACCTGGAAGTTCGCCATGAGGAACTTCTTGAAATCGCCCCACCCGGCACGGCCATACTTGAACCGAGCCACGAAGCGATAGGCGCCGTTCGCGACCGGGTATTGGTAGCAATCGCCATCCTTCACGAACAGCTTTCCAACGAATCGAGCCATGATTTCCCTTTCAGTGAGCCAACACCTAGAATGTACGCCGGTCCGTACTGGAAGTCAAGCGAATTCCTCTGCATTCCTCGGCTGGAATCCAGCGTTCACCGCGAATTCGACCGCGGCCACGCCGGTCTCGAATAGCATGGTGCGATACTCGACCAGCGCGCCCGCGGCGTTGCGCACTGCGCGCTGCCCCATCACTGCGGAACGATCGGCCGGAAGCTCGCGGCAAAGCTGGATCGGTATCATCCCGACGAAGCCGTACACCCCCGAGGGGAACTGAATTACGTGGAGCCCGATTTGTCCGAACATGATCGTCCTTTCAGAGTTGAACCGCTGGAACCTGGATGCCGCGCTCTGCCATTATCTTGAGACACTTCGCGCAAGTTACGCGCTGGACCTCAACAGTGACCCGTAGCGTGCCGCGGGCCAGTGTGTGAACGCACATCGCCCCATCGTGGCGCTGCCGTTCGAAGTGCATCTTTTTTTGCATGGCCATCCTTTCGAATCCATCCAACCAACAATTCGAATGTACGCTACTCCGTACGATTCGTCAAGCGGTTTTCGGGGCTGGTTCGAGGGAATTACAAAGCACCATCCCCATGAACTTCCCGGCGCGCTCCACGTAGCAGCACCCCATGGTGTTAGCGGGCGGGCACCCGTGCTTGTTGATGACCTTCACGCGATCGCCATTGGCAAGACCCTGGTGGGCCGGGGCGTAGATGTCCATGCCCACCGCGTTGAAGACATAGTTCCCATTGACTCGAACCTTCATGATCGTCCTTTCAGCTTTGCGGCTGGTATGCGTCTGCCGCGTCCATTGCGACGTGGTGTTGCAGGACCGGATCCCAAAGGGAGGTCACCGGCTCTTCCGCCTCGTCTATCCATTGGCCTTCCCCGATGTATTTCAGGATCGGCCCCCACTGCATCTTCATGTTGGCGTCGAAGAAGCCTATGCAGTACCAGACCCCTTCGACCCATCCACCGACAGGCATGTCACTCTCCCTTTGCTTTGGCGATGGCGGCGCGGGCTTTGGGCGGGATGCGCTCCACGTCCCCGAATGACTGTTCGTAAGAGACCCATTCTTTGATGGCGGACACGGCTGCGTCGCACTGATTGACGCAATCGGCAATGTGTTGCGCACGTTCGCGGGCTCTCGGATTGGCCGCTACAAATGCCATCCGATTGCCGCCGCACATAACATCGAAACCTTTTGCGATTCCGCCGCTAGACGGTTTGACAATCCACGGCGTTGAGGTGTGATTGGTGGTCATGTCATTCTCCATTGAGGGCCGCGGCCACCTGGGCAAGATCGCCTTCGACGTACCGCTGTCCGATAAACACGTAGAAAACCGGACCGCTCGGCCGCATCAGGACGCCGATCGCCGGATCGATCGCTGCGGCCTGTTCGCAAGCCTGCCGCAGAGTGTTCACCGGAGCCGGGTGGCGCCGGAACAGCGCCTCGTCAGCCTCGGCCTTCTCGCGCCGGGCGTCCCTGACTGTCAAGATGCGGCCCATGGCTAGTACCCCGCCTGGGGACCGGGGAAGGGCCCCCCCCGCCTGAACGGGGATCGGCTCAAGAGCCAAAACCCCATAGACGAACGGGACGTAGAGCACGAGGAAAACAGCGAAGGCAAGCATTTCAAACTCCTTGAAAGAACCAACATCACCACTGTACGCTGGTCCGTACGACTTGTCAAGGGGTAGCATACGGTGCGCTTGACGATAATTTGCGGGTGCTGTAGATTTGTGATGTTGGTAAAAAAGGGGTACTGAAAATGGACGCCGCAACACAACTTGTCGAAAAGCTCCAAGGCTTCGGTGAGTCCTACAGGGAACTCTCCGACCGAACGGGCGTGGGGAAAATGACGCTGCACGGGTTCCTGAACAATGACACGTCCAAATGCAAATTTGCGACGATCCAAGCCATTGCGAAGAGCTTGGGCTATGAAGTGGTGCTCAAGAAAGCGCCGAAAGCGAAGTAGGCCATGAACGTCAAAGCCGGGGATTTTGCGAAGATCGTTCATCCTTCGATGCAGGGGTGGCTGGTCGAAGTGGTGTATCAGGCGTGCAACGGTCTCAACCCTACGCCACTTGGAGACATCTTGCTCCGGAACACGAGCGGCGATGCGTACTGGATCGTGAAGTCGCTCCATGGGCCGATTCGATCGCCGACGAGCTTGGGCAGCTTTACCGATTCGACGTACGCCTGCGTGAAAGACAAGTGGCTCAAGCGAATCGATCCGGAGGCCGAGCCGGTCGACGTTGAAGAGGAAGCCGAGGCATGAACGACAACCCGCCAGCTATCCCCGAGGATTACACCAACCTCAAGACCTTGCCCGATGGAACGGTGTGCGCCATCATGCAGATGGCATACACCTATGGCCTCTTCGTCGGCATGACACCCATCGGCTACCAGCGGCGATACTGCTACGAGCACGAGGCGCAGGCGATCACCGCGCTCAACGAGTATGCCAATGCTGACGAGCACCCGACCGGGCCATGGGTCAAGTGCAAGGGGCACTACAAGGGCATCGTGGTCGATATGCTCAACCCGGCTATGACGCAGCGCCACCCCATGATGGTGATGGACAACGAACTATTCCAGCTTCGGGCGTCGCTCTACTCGATGGGGGACGACAACGATGAATGGATGCTCGAACTGACGCCGTTCAAGGCTTTCTCGCCGGTCAAACGATCGCAGATGGTTACCGGCCGCTTCACGAGCGTCGACCAGATGCAAGTCATTCTCGACAAGTTCATCCACGGACCGCTTGGGCCGTCGTCATGATGAACATGCCCTACACGCTTGGATCGACCACGCCCAAGGAATATCGCCTAGCGCGGCGCCTCGTCGACGGTCGGACCGAAGTGGTGTTGCAGGGGCTTTTTCACTCTTACGGCAAGAATCAAAACGGCGAATCATTTACCGCGTCGGAGTGGCGCGACATCCCGATCGTCGACCTTCCGGCCTAGAGCCGTTCGCAGAGTCCCGTAGCGACGAAGAGAAGATCCAGCCGGGGCTGGATGTTGTCCTGCATCTGCCCGATGTGCATCCGGAGGTCCGCGAGGATTCGTTCCACGGTGCGCTTTGGCACCGCCGCCGTGCGCGCGATCACTTCGACTTGCTTGTCCGATAGCCCGAAGTGACGCAACACCCCTTGCTTCGTCACGTACGGCTTGTCGGAGCGCCGGGCGAATTCCTCGGCGAACTGCTGAGCACCGGCCACCCGGTAGCGCCCGGCGCCGTAGTCAGCCAGCACAAGGGCAAGCTCCAGATCCCGGAAATTTTTAGCTATGTCTTCGCGGATGAGCGCAGCCTGAGCGTGCCATTCGTATGCTGTAAGCGCGACCCGGCATCCGTAGGTGGGATTACCGGCGTAGCACTGCGGGAAGGCGAGAATTTCACGTTCGTCCATGTGGAAGCTGAACATGAGGGCGGCTCGGACATCGGAGAAGAGCGGTTCCTGAAATCTTTGCAGCGCCGCCCGTGCTTGCGCCTGAGCGAGCAAATTTTGATAGTCAAGACCGCTATGGAATGCTGACACCCCTTGCATGATCTGGCCTCGCGTCGAATTAGGATTTCGAGCGGGTCACCGTACTCATCCTGGGGCAGCGCGCTCATTTGGTAGCACCCACCGCCCGCAAGGCGTCTTCCGGCGTATACACCGTCCGGACCGCATTTTGCACCCCTTCGGAGGCCGCGAGGCGCTTCATGTCGATTATTTGTTGCGGAGTGTGCTGGTTTTTGCCGAGCTTGTTTTTGACTTCAAGGACGTGCCACGCGCGCCCGTAGCGCACGAGAAGGTCGAAGGGCTTCTCTATGTACCAGACCAGCGCGCCGACGCGCTCAAGGGCCTCTACGATGGCCGGTTGATTGGCGTCGATTTTGCTGGCTCGGTAGGCTCTCACGGCAGCACGACTTTCAACAGACCTTTTTCCATGAGGCCGATGTAAGTCCGCATGACGATCGTCGCTTCGAGACCGGGGCCTAGCTTGTGCTGGTCAAATTTCTCGTGGCATCCCTGGACCAGCTTGCCGCCCGGACCCGGGTGCAAGGTGCAGAGCGCTCCGATGTGGCTGTCCGAGACCTTGAGGCCGATTCCCTTCCCGGCTTCGAGACCGCCGATGTGGGCCGCTTGGGTGTAGCCGCAGATTCCGCAAAGAACGCAAGGCAATAAGGAAACGGCGCGGCGCAAGTCTTCGTTGCGCAGCGCCGTCTGTTTCGGGTAGGACCGATGTTGCGTTAAAGCCATTTCTCGACAGGTTCCCCGGCGTTGCCTCGAAGGATCGGCACGCCGAGCCGTTCGGCTACCAGCGCGACCATCGCATCCTTCGCATCCTCCGCAACAATGTCGGGCCTGTCAAGGTCATACCAGAGGTTGAGCTTGCCGCCGTCCTGAATTCTGTAACGGAACTTTGCAGTGACCAGCGTACCGACCGTGTGCGCGAAGACCGGGATGTTCACCGCGAACGTCGTGGGGATTTCCATCTTCCCCTTGGACGTCGTGGTCTCGTTGTAGGTGAACTCGGTCGATCCGTCAGAAAGCCGCATACCGGACACGAAGTCGACGGATTTCTTCGCTTCCAGCTTATAAGCGATTTCGAGCATGTGGGCCGCTTCCGGATCCACAATGTCGCGCGCATTGTCTTCGAGGAAGGTCGCAAAGCGCAGTTGATCGAGCGGCGTCGCGTTCGTCTTGATCCAGCGTTGCCACTCGGGCGAATGCTTGAGCGTGAAGGTGGCGATGTCATGCCGCCAGCCGTCCGGATCGAAAATGGCCGTGAACAGCGAGCGCTCTTCCTGGAAGAAAACGAGGAACGGCGGTTGGCTCTCAGGTGAATCTTCGGCCGGGCCGCGGATCGGGTTGCCGTCCGCGTCGATGCCTACGGTGGCGCGCGCCGCGGACGCGGCCTTGCGCTTGAAAAAGCTGGTGAATGAGTCGACATCATCGAACGCCGGATTGCCGCGCGGGCGCAGCGGCGTGGCGTTCAGATGCTCCAGACTCTGAACGGCATAGTCTTTGGGCAGGATCGACACCGCGGTCGGGCCGATGCTCGCGAGCCCGGTGCGCGACGTGATGAAGTCGATCAGCGCCTTCGTGTTTTGGTCTTCCCCCATGACTTCCCCTTATGCGCTCTTGCGCGTTTCGTCTTCGACGCCGCGCAGACCCGGAAGCTCTTCCTGGCGCGGATCCTTGCGAGACAGATCGCCGTCGTCGGTGACGAAGAACAGACTCGATTCGCGCGAGAAGACCGGCAAATTGGTCTTGATGGCGTCGGTGATTTCTACCTGACCGGATTTGCCCGGCGTCACCTTGATAACCAAAGTGAGCGCGCCGGTCTTGCCGGTCTCCTTGCAGGCGTGCACGAGGGCCTGCATCGCCTCGGTGAGTTCGTCGCCGGTCCTGCCGCGGCGAAGCTCGGCGACCATCTGCGTGAAGGGCCGCATTACAGCTTCGCCTGCGCTTTGGTGACATCTGCCGCGACCTGGGCCGCGACGCTCGGGTGCTTCTTGGCGTAGATGATGCCGCCGATCGCGCCGACGACAAGGCCAACGGCCAGTCCAATCAGAAATGCTTCCATGTAAAAACTCCCTTCGGTTGAAAAATTACGCTTCGGCCTTTTCCCTGCGCTTCAATTCGATCCGCGCGTCGTTTTCCGCGTTGATCTGATTCAGATCGGGCAATTCAACCATCAGGCCGCGCTGCCGGGCCACGATGTACGCCTCGCTGGCCACTTGGAAAGCGCGATCGACCAGTTGGCTCGGGGTCATGAGCTTGAGCCGCGTGCGCCCGGCGCTGTCTTCCCCATCGGGCATTCCCATGACCATGCCCCACCGCTCGATGAGCGCCATTGCGAACTGCGCTTCTTGGGTCGGCATTTCCGTCTGGAAAACCTTGACCTCAAGTTCTTTGGATCCGTACGACACCGGCTCGGTGACGCGAAATCCCATTGTCTTCATTTTCTTCCCCCTTCAGATGAGGCTCTGCCGAGCCGGAAAGATTTCCCACACGATCAGGTTGCGACCGCTGTCGCCGCGCTTGACGCGACCCGAGTCCCGCACGAATCCTTTCTTCACCAAAGGCTTCATGCGCGGCGACACGTTGTCCCGCGGCGTCCGCATCCGATAGGCGATTTCGATTGCCGTGGCGCCCTCGGGAAATTTGGCCAGAGTCTTGAGCACGGCGTCTTCCATGCTGGTCGCCCGGACCGCTTCAGCGGCCTCACGACTGGTGTGCGGGTCGGTGCTGCGCGCGTGCGCCTCGGTGTGCAGGTTCATTCGAAATCCCCGATCAGCGTTTCCATCATTTCGAAGGCTTCATTCCCCTTCAGGTGCTTCCAGAGGTAGGGCGCCGCGTGCGGGCCGCGCAAGAACTCGACGACCTTGGCGTGATACCGCTGGAACATTTCCTCGTCGGCCGCGGCGTAGCTGATGCTGTTCGGCAGTGGCACCACGCCGCCTTTTGGGCCAACGGCCCATGTCACCCAACCGGCGCCGATCTTGAGCCAGTTGCGGAACTGGTCGAAGTCGTGGAATTTTTCCTGTCCGTTGAACACCGCGCTCTCAAGGGCCATGTGAAGCCGGTGAAACTTGCCGTGCCGTGGGAACACGGTCTCGAAGTAGATGAGTTCGCCCACGTCCAGGCCCATGATCCGTTTCCAGAACCGGCGCCACGCGCGCTTGTCTTCCTTCGTCGCGCCGTCGACGATGCCAAAGACCAACTGGCGCGCAGCATCGAGCGACACCGCGCTCGGCATTTCCTGGTCCGTGCGGAAGAGGGCCAGCTTAGCCACACTGGCGCTCCCGCATGTCTTCGCGCACGATCTTGACGAACTCGACCAGAACGTCGCGTTCCTGGTCATCAAATTGCGAGTTCAGTTCCTCGAATGTCAACGCCGGGCCATCGGGCATAACCTTGTTTTGCGCGGCGACCGCCAACCGTACCGCGTATTTGCGCCATTCTTCGTCGGTGATTGGAAACGGATCATCCATCGGAGCCCTCGATAAGTTGCTTGCGAGCGACCATTGCGATCGCGATGTCGTACGAATTTCGTGCCACTAACGCCAGTGTTTCGCTGTCCGACGGATGCGGCGTGTCCGGTCCGTAGCTGCAAAGCCATCCTTGCATCGCAAGCCCGGCGAAGTAATCGAGCAGGGTCATCCCGGAGTACCGAGTCTCGTCACCAGCCAACGGCTGAATGGGAAAAGCTGGGCCGCCTTGCCTCATGTTCATGGGCGCCCACACTCCCAAATCGTCCCCTTGTACTTCCATCGGTCGCCGGTCGGCTTCGTGTCGATCCATTGGGAATGCACGTCGCGGAATATCGGCTCCTTGCCGGTTTCCTTGCCCATTTCCTGCAATGCCAAGATCGCTCGATCGTTGCCGTTGGTCACGCTAGGCCACCGCTTCTTGTCGGGATAGTTGTCGTTCACGGTCATCGCAAAGCACCGTACGGTTTAAGATACACCATCGAAATTCCCGTGTCTATGCCTGCGTCGCTTCGGCTTGAATCGCGGCGCGCTCTGCCGCCAATTCGGGATCCTCAAGGATGGTTTCCGGATCTATGCCTAGCGCTTCGCACGCTGCGTTGATCTGAATCACGGACAGCTTTTCGCCGCCGCGCGCTTTGGCAATGAGCGCGTGCGCCCACCGCTTCGGATCGGGCAACTTGACCCGCACAGTGGGATCAAATGCGTTCGGCACCCCGGCGTCTTGCGCGAGGATGGCCCTGCAATCGCCGAGCGCCTTCCATCCCTCCGACGGCGTGCTCTTGGCGATCGCCTCGGCCCCGTGCGCGAATGACTTCTTCGCTTCCTGCGCGCGATGTTCGAGCCGTTCCGACTCGCGCGCGCTGCACATGGTTGCGATTTCAGCCGGGGCCGGGAACTTCGTCTTGTGCCGGGCCCACGAGTCCAGGCAATCGACAACCCACTCGATCGAATGCGGGGACAGGATCCGGAACCAGAGCGCGAGCCCCGCGGCGCCGAGCGGCTTGGCCCCTACAGCCTCGGCCAGTTCGTTGAGCCGGGTTTCGAACGTCGGAAGATCGATTTTGTTCACTTGAAGCCCTCCTTCTCAAGCTGAGCCATCACGCGCTCGGTCACCGACAGGCCATCGCCCGTCGTCGGTTCGTCTTTCCACCTGCCGCCGCTCAGCCACGTCGACGGGTGGGGGATGAAGGCGCCATTGTCCTTCCGCCAGTCCACGGACGCTTTTTGGACGACGAGCGCGGCGAGCATGGCATCGAGCATTGCCCTGTCGGGTCTCAGCCGCTTCCATTGCGTGAACGCCTTGTCCTTCCCTTGCTTGCGGGGGTAAGCCTTCCAGAACTCGGAGAATCCGGGCGGATAGACAATCGAGCGGGGGGCTTCCCGCTCATGGGGTGGAATTTCTGGTTGTAAGGGTAAGGGTGGGGGTGGGGGTAGCGTCACTTGTTGAACACTTGCTGAGCTTTTGCTTGGCAATTGCTGAGCATTTGCTTGGCGCTCCCGGAGCTTTGCCATCCGGGCATTGGCGCCCGCGCGCCCGGCCGATTGGCGGGCTCCGCTGATGGCGTCGGCACGGTCGACTTCGCGCTGCATCCGATCGTTGTACCAACCGTCTTCGCAGCGCACAAAATACTTGCCGAGGATGTAGCGAAGGGCTTCGATTTCGTCGGTGGACCGGCAATTGGCTATGCCAGCGGCCTCTTGCTCATCGAGCGGGATCGGGCCTTTCTGGTCCCAACAGTGCATGAGCAAAAGCAAATAAATGCCGTGCTTTGACGTGCTAAGGTGGCGGGTGTCGCGGAGATAGTCACCCGTGTAGAAGGGCAGAAATGCAAAGCTCATGCGGCGCAAACCTTTCCGGCTTGGGACAGGAACCGCAGGGGGGCGCCCCGGTACGAATGGCAGGGATGGGCCTCACGGCTTCCATTCCCTGCAATCCCTGACCCAAGCCAATTCGTACTTCGTGGGATCCGCCTATCGCTGTTCAGCGGTGACCCGGATCCACGAATTTGCCCAAAATTCGCGCTTCCGTCAAGGCTAATCGTCGATCAGCGGTGTAACAGTTCGCTCCCGCACATAGCGCCGATGAAAGTTGACACATTCACGGCATACGGGTAGCTTTACGCTGTCCGCGGTGGACACGGGGAGCGCCGGGCTTTCAATCCCTCAGCGCATCGGGTTCGAATCCCGACGACCGCGCCACCCATACCGGAGCATTTGCCATGCGTTGAATCCTCTAGCCACCACGATCCTCCCGAGCACCGCGGGGCCGTTTGACAACCTCACCTACTCGGAGAATCACATGCTCAGCAAAGACGGATTGACGATCATCGATCGTCGGGAAATGCTCAAGATCAAGTGCCTCAGCCTAGCGGCCGAGGCGCGCATCATCCGGCGCTTGGAAAAGCGCACGCGCGGCCCGCTACGGGAAGAAATCCACCTGCATAGGGTGCGGATCGTGCGGGACGAAGCCCGGCTCAGCCACATCGCGCTCGGGCTCATCAGGGGAAGGACGATCGACCAGATGGAAGCCAAGGTGCATCCGCAGAACGCCCTGAAGCCGGGCCATTGGGATCGCATCCGCGCGATGGTCAAGCGCTATGGCGCCACCGGCCAAGAAGCGAAGCTCAAGCTCGCCGCGTAATGGTCCCTTACCCGACGCCGCTTTGCCGGTGCTGGCCGACATGCAACTGCACCAGCACCACGCAGACCTTCACCATCACGGCGACGAACTGCAACACGACCGGATGCGTCGGGAACAACTGGTATTTCTACCCCGATCAGACCTGGGGCGTCACCTACGGCATCAATCCGCCTCAGCACATTGCGGAGCGGCGCTGGCGCTGGTTCGACGTGTTCCGGATCTGGCCAGAGGCGGCGACCCTGGCGCTGGTGGCGCGCGCGGTCTCGCGAGCTTTCCGTGTGCAGCAACGGGGCCCGACCGTGCACATGGCAGCGCGCGAAAAGCGCAAGCGCCGCTTGCAATTGGCGAGGATGTGTGCATAATCGCGCGCCTACCGAGCCACCGCATACCCCGGGCTTCGTCCCGGGGTTTTTCTTTTCGGTGTCGCGAAAGCGGGACGAGGCGAGAATGTCGTACCGTACGCTTGACAGTTGCAAAACGCTTGTGTAGAGTGCGATCCGTGCTTGGCGTAGATTACGATTTCTTCTCCATTTAAAAGGGTGATCGCGGGTTCGATTCCCGTCGGGGCAGTTAAAATCGCCTCGTGGCTCAGCGGTTAGAGCAATTTCGTGATCGCTTGTTCCGGCAAGGTTTTGTGGGTGGTGTAGACCACGGGTTCATCAGCTAAATGAACCGCCCGTGTTCGCTGGTTCCCCCTTTGTGATTGGAAATGCTATGCGTACGAATAACAAGAGCATCCCCGAGCCGCTTTACACCGCTGCCGGGGCTCCCGCCGTCCGCGTGAACCACGAATTGCAACTGCGCCGCTCGGTGCTCACCTGCATGTTGTGGGAAGACTCCTTCTACGAGTCGGGCGAGGCGATTGCCAAGCGGATCGCCGATATAGTGGCCAAGCTGCCGTTCCAGGTGGTCGCCGACCTCGCGATCGAGGCGCGCGAGAAGATGCACCTGCGCCACGTTCCCCTCTTGCTGACCCGCGAGCTACTGCGTACCCACAAGGGGCGTCAGATGGGCGACCTTATCGCGCGCGTTATCCAGCGCGCGGACGAGTGCGCCGAATTGCTGGCGATCTACTGGAAGGACAACCCGAAGTCCCCGCTGACCGCGCAACTAAAGGTTGGGCTCGCGCGCGCGATCAAGAAGTTCAGCGCTTTCGATCTGGCCAAGTGGAACCGCGACGCCGACGTGCGCCTGCGCGACGTGCTTTTCCTGGCGCACGCCCGGCCGATGAACGATCTGCAAGCGCAGACCTTCAAGCAACTGGCCGAAGGCACCCTGGAGACTCCCGACACTTGGGAAGTCTCGCTGTCGGGCGGTAAGGAAAAGAAGGAAACCTGGACCCGGCTGATGGAAGAAAACAAGCTCGGCGGGCTGGCTTTCCTGCGCAACCTGCGGAACATGCACGACGCCGGGGTAGAAAAGTACCGGGTGATCGATTACGCGCAGCATGTAAACCTGAGCCGCGTGCTGCCGTTCCGCTTTGTGGCGGCGGCGCGCGCGGTGCCGATGTGGGAAGACATCTGCGATGCGATGTTCCTGCGCTGCGCCGAGCAAGCGCCCAAACTGCCGGGCAAGACGATCCTCATTGTGGACACGTCTGGCTCGATGTACCGGACCGGCAATATCTCGGCCAAGTCGGATATGCGCCGGATCGAGGCCGCGGGCGCTCTGGCGGCGATCGCGCGGGAAGTGTGCGAAGACCCGCGGATCTACGCCACGGCCGGGAACGACGCGCGCCGCGTGCACGCCACCATGGAAATGCCCGCGCGCCGAGGGATGGCGCTGGTCGACCTCGTGGCCAACAATGGGCTCGCGGGCAAGATCGGCGGCGGCGGGATCTTCCTGCACCAATGCCTGACGTGGGTGCGGGATCGCGAGAAGACCGCGGACCGGATTATCGTCATCACCGACGAGGCCGATTGTGACCTCGCGCGCAAGGCTTCCGAGGCCCCGGCGTTCGCGACCCACAACTACCTCATCAACATTTCGGTGGAACGCAACGGGATCGGGTACAAGCCGAACTGGACGCATATCGACGGATGGTCGGAGGCCGTGATAAATTACATCATGGCTTGCGAAAATGTCGACGATAGCAATCAATCGCAGCAAGCGGCGTGAAATTTGCGGGGTAGCTCAATTGGCAGAGTGCCGGGCTCATTCCTCGGAGGTTGACGGTTCGAATCCTTCCCCCGCTACCCGGTGTTCCACATAAACACATTTGCCTAAGTTGGCGGATGCACGGTAGTATTTCTGTAGTTTGAGGGTTACCGCCCCCGGAGCCCGACTAAGCCCGCCTCACCGCGGGCTTTTTTACGTCCATACTAATCCCATAGCCGCGCCCGCGGCTTTTTTGTTGCCCCGAAAGGTCGCCATGAGAATCCTGCGCTGGTTGTTCGAGTCCCTTCACGATGCTCTCTTTTCCTTCCTGGTTCAGTTCGGCGCCGTACAGATGCTCATCCAGTATTCGACGACGCACCGCACCAACAATATGACGGATATTGTCACCGACCTCGGGACGACTCCATTCCTCTTGATCTACACCGGCTCCGTGCCTGCCAACTGTGCGACGGCGGCGAGCGGTACGCTACTGGCTACCCTGTCGTGCTCGAATCCGTTCGGATCGGTATCGCTCGGCGTCCTGACGGCCAATTCGATCACCAACACAACGGCGGCGGCGACCGGCACGGCCGGTTATTGGCGCCTCGCGACGACCTCGGGCGGCACGACCGTTGTGGCTCAAGGCACCATCTTCCCGTCGCTCTCGCTGACGACGAACGCCCTGACCGCGGCGAACGGCAATGTCCTGAACTTTGCCTCGACGACTGGCGTCGCCGTCGGCATGACCGTTTCCGGCACTGGCGTTCCGACCAACGCGACCGTCGTGGCCACGTCCAGCACCACGGTCACCCTGAGCTACACGTCGACGGCCGGTGTCGCCAATGCGGCCACCATCACCTTCGGCGGCGACCTCACCCTGAACAGCACTGCGATTTCCAGCGGCCAGACGGTCTCCGTTTCGGCCATGGCCATCACCGCGACCGGCGCGTAAACGGGGGTCTTCGTGGCTATTTCTCACGTCAAGTCGAATACCAACACCGATTTTGCGGGCACGATCACTGTCTTCAATTCGGCCGGTGTCTCGACGACGATGGCCGGTTCGGACAACGTACGTCCGTCCGACTGGAATAGCGTCCATCAGGAATTGGCCACGATCACGGGCAACACCGCGGGGGTGTCGACGTTCCTGGGCACGAACCTCGTGCTCGCGGGCGGCAACAATGTCACGCTCAATATGTCGACGGCGGGCTCCGGGGGCACGCTGAGCATTGTGGCCGGGGGCGGAAATCAGCTATCGCTCGGGGGCAACACGACCGGAACCCTGGCGCTCATTTCGTCGGGCACTGCCCTGTTCGCGGGTGGAAACAACATCACCCTTTCGCAATCGGGCAACAGCATCACCATCAGCGCGGCCAATACCGGGACCGCGACCCAATCGAACCAATCGGTCGGCCTTTACGCCAGCGGGAACACGACCGGCGTATCATCTTCGACGACCGTCGACGCGCGCTCGCTGACGGTCTATGGCTCGGGCATCATTTCGGTGGGAATGTCGGCCGGGTCGCTCATCGTTTCGGCTCCCGCGCCTGCAACCCTGAACCCGCTGTCCGCGGGCATGTCGACAGGCGGGAATACGGCTGGCACGACGGGGATCGCCAGCAATCAGCTTGTCCTGGCTGGCGGCGCGAATGTCACGCTCTCTGGCAGCACTAACGCCGGGTCGATGACGATTTCGATCGCCGCTGGCGGTGGCGGCGGTGGTGGCGGGGTGGCCCTGGCCAATAGCCAGACGACCTATTCGAGCGGGACCGTCGCCTTATCGGCTGGCGGCGGCGCGATCACGATCGGCTCGCAGACCGGCAACGCCTTCACGATTTCGGTTCCGGCCACATCTAGCATGTCGGCCACTGGTTTCATGAGCATTTCGACCAACGGCAGCACGGTCAGCATCGGCGCCGGTCCGCTGTCCTGGTACGCCTTGGGCAACACCACGCAATCGTCTTCCGGAACCCTGGATGGACGCTCCCTGTCGATCAATGGCGTCGGGGGCGTTTCCGTGGGCATCAGCAATGGCTCGATCGTTCTGTCGGGCGGCGGCGGGCCGTTCGCTTCGGCCGGAGTGAGCACGGGCGGCAATACGGCCGGGGCCACGGGCCTCGTGGCCTCGTCCCTGGTATTCGTCGGTGGAAACAATATCACTTTGAGCCAGACGACCGGCGCGGGCGGCGCGGGCACGATTTCGATCATTGGCGGCGCGGGCGGGGGCGGCGGCGTGGCGCTCTCGGCGGGCACCCAATCGGTGAGCACCGGCACGGTGGCCTTCTCAAACTCCAACAACGTGTCGTTCGGGATGTCGGGATCGAACGTCGTCACGGCCAGCGCGAGTTTCAACCAATCGAATCAGACCCTCGGCTGGTACGCGGTCAACCAGACGACCGGCCAGAGTTCGAGCACGACCATGGATGCTCGCTCTCTTTCCATGACCCTCGGCGGCGCGCTCTCGGGCGGATTCTCCGGAAGCTCGATCTTGCTATCGGCCCCGCAGACTTCGAGTCTGGTCGGCGTGAACGGCATCACCCTGAGCACGAACGGCAGCACCATCAGCGTGAGCTATCTGCCGGTTCAGACTCGCCTCATCATCCCGGTCGGCAACCAGCTTCAGGCGATTTCGGCGCCCGGGCTTGGCACGATGTCGATCCAGTACGCGCTGGTCGATCAGAACGTGCTGGCTAGCCGCATGGACGCCCTGGTCGAATGGCAGGCCGCTTCGTCGGCGACCGCGGCCACGATGGGCATTGCGGTGTCGGCATGGGCCGGGATTTACACGAAGACGGGCTCCACGCTATCGTCGGTGTCCAGCGGTTCCACGCAAACGACCTATACCTACGCTTCGAACAGCGCCGGGCAAACGCAGCTTCTCACCAATGCAATCCGCCCGATGTCGGTGCCCATCAACATCAACATGACCCCGGGGGAATACTTCCTGGGCTTCAACTTCTCGACGGCGGCGACCAGCATCGGCACGGCCACAACAAGTCTCGGGCAGACGCTTTTGATGATTGGCGGCAGCTTGATCCAGACCTCGGTGAACTACGCTGAATTCACCGCGCAGACGGCTTCGAGCACGAACCTGTATGGCGGGATGGGCGTCTACACCGCGGTCACCGCGGGCTTGCCCGGCGCGGTTTCCCTGTTTGCCATTGCGCAAACCGGAGCGAGCCTGTCCCAAGCGAATATCGCGCTTGTGATGCGCAACCAGTAGAGGCTGTCGATGTCAATTGGAACTCCGGTAGAAGGGAGCCCTGGCGGCTCGGCATCGACAACTCTCACAATCGTGGTTCCGTCGACCTCTTGCATCTTCGTTCATACCGACGGTCAAAACCCGCCAGCGAGTAGCGTTTCCTCAAACATCAATGGAGCGTTTACTCTTTTGCAGAGCGCGCCGAATTGGGCGGCAACTGGCCTTTATCCGACGCTTTGGAAACTGGACAATGCTTCGGCTGGAACCCACACGATAACCATAACGGCTGGCGGCGCGACGATCTATTACACGCTCGGCTTCTACGTCACTGCCTCGACGTACGACGGCTCGAACACGTTTCTCAATTCCTCGCTCGGCATCGGCACGAACATACTCGCATCCGGGGCCATTACGACCAATGGTGCTGATACCGTCTTCTCTTTAATACTTGGGTCTGGAAGCGCATTGGCAACTGCGGGAACGAGCCCGAACGCATTCACCACTATCACGCTTGCGACAGGAAATTCTTCAGGAAATTTTTTGCAGTATTTTCAACAGACCGCGGCTGGCACGATCAACCCGACGGCGGGTGCTTCGACGAATACAAATTTTCAGGGTTTCACATTTTCAGTTACGCCGATCAGCGGAATCCCTGTCGCTTGGCTAGTATAAAAATCACCGGAAATCCAAGATGTCGATATCCGTAATCCAAAAGAGCGGCGCGGTGGCGTTGAGTTCGCTGAGCTACAGTTTTCCGACGCTTCCTGGCGCCGGGAATTCCGTAATCATTGGAATTTCACTGGTGCTTTCGGCTGTCGGCGTCGTGACAGGCGTAACCGACAATCAAGGCGTCGGAAACATTTACGTCAAATTGGGGAATGAAACAACCATAGGCGGTGGCGGCGACGCAGAATTTTGGTGGTGCTCATCAATTGGAAACACAAGCGGCACGTTCACCGTAACCGCGACCAATTCTGGAACACTGAGCGGATCGAATTCCGGCATGGGCGGGATGGAGGCGACCGGAATCAATGCGATCGATCAAACGGGCGTTGCGCAATCGAATGCAGTTAATTCATTGTCCGTCACTGCCTCGGGTGCCAACACCAACGCTTTCGATTTGGTGCTCGCGGGATTTACTTCGGGAAGCACATCTGGTACGGGGTTCGGTCCACCGAGCACCGGATATACCGCATGGTTCAACACATCGACATCTGGCCCGAGTTGGCTGACCTACGGGTACAAAATTGTTTCCGCTACCGAGACAAGCGCCGCGACGAGCACTTGGGGCAACAGCGCAAACGCATGTGGGATCGTCGTTACAATGAAGCCAGCGGTTGCTCCAACCGCCACTATCGCTTGGATCTGAAAATGCAGCCACAAATCGTTAGCAGCTATGACGCGGGTCGGCACAATGCCAACCTCGAAGCCACGGTGAGCCGCTTGGAAAAATCTGCGTCATACCGTGATCTGTCCACCATCGTCATCGTCCCGGCATTTGGGCAGGTGCCGACGAAGGCTGTTGCGTCATGGCTCAACCTATTCGGCGCACCAAATCAAAAGCTGGTGCGCCTCTTCGCCATCGGGATGGAAGTCGGGGATGCGTATTCGCGCTGCATCGAGTCGATCCTTGCCCACCCGGACCTGTCGAAGTTCAAGTACATCTTGACTCTGGAGCACGACAATGTGCCGCCGCCCGATGGGCTGGTGAACTTGCTCGCGCGCATGGAAGACCACCCCGAATATGCGTGCATCGGCGGGCTCTACTTCACGAAGGGCGAAGGCGGCTGCGCGCAGATTTGGGGCAATCCCAATGAACACCCGATCAATTTCAAGCCGATCCTTCCCGATCCGGCCGGTGGATTGGTTGAGACCAACGGGACGGGCATGGGCTTCAATGTTTTCCGGCTCGATATGTTCAAGGACCACCGCTTGCGCAAGCCGTGGTTCCGAACTGTGGCCAGCGCGTCGGAGGGTCTCGGCACGCAAGACCTATATTTTTGGACCGATGCCAAGAAGCACGGCTATCGGTGCGCGATCGACTGTTCGATAAAGGTGGGGCATTACGACCTTGCCAACGATATGACGTGGTGATGGGGAAACCAATGAAGAATGTTGCGAAGATGGAAGTGCGGCCAGCGCTGATTTCGGGAACGGACCTGCGCATTGACCTGGGTTGCGGGGACAACAAGCGCAAGGATGGGGATTGGCTCGGCGTCGACAAGTTCAAGACCGACTCGACCGATTACACCTTTGATCTGTTCGAGTTCCCGTGGCCCATCGAGACCGGATCGGTTGCCATGTTTTCATGCTCGCATTTCTTCGAGCACGTTCCAGCGATGAGGCGCGTGCCGTTCATGGACGAATGCTTCCGGTGCCTGAAGGTCGGCGGTCAGCTTGTCGTGATCGTGCCGCACTACAACTCGATGCGCGCGGTCCAGGATTTCACGCACGAATGGCCACCGATCTGTGAGTCGTCGTTCCTGTACTTCAACAAGGGCTGGCGCGAACAGAACAAGCTCACGCACGGAGCCTATTCGATGAACTGCGATTTCGATTTCAGCTACGGTTTCCAACTGGACAATGACATCCAAGTTCGCAACATCGAATTCCAGCAATTCGCTCTGAAGCATTACAGCAATACAGCCAACGATCTACACGTTACCCTCACTCGTCGCGGATAACCATCGGGAGTAAACCGTGGCCTTTCAATCTGGAGGCGGCTTTCAACCAGTCGGCTTCCAGGCTGGCGGGCCTACCGGCGAAAGCGGCTCGACCGCTCTCACGGAGGGCAATGACCTCATAGCCGCCGCGGGCGGCATTGTCGGCACCGGCTCGACCTCGGTACTTGACGGCTTCGACATCGTTGTCGCAACGGGCTTCCTCGGGGTGAGCGCGATCGGCGCGATCCTGGAAGGCGCGGACGGATCGAGCGGATTTGGTGGCAGCGGCACGCTGGCTTCCGGCGCGATCATTGAATCGGCCGACACCATCGTCGCTCTCGGCGGCGTGTCTGGCGCGACCTACATCGCAACCGGCAATCCGACGGAGGGTAGGGATTCGGTCACGGCCGCGGGCTCGCTCGTAAGCTCGGGCGCCGCGGTCGCTGGTGAGGCCCCGGATCTGGTTACCGGCAACATCTTCCTGACCGCCAACCTTGTCGGCGCGGCCACGGAGGGCAATGACTCGGTATCTGGCACGGGAATCGTGCTGCCGGTTGCGTTGCTTTCGGGCAACATCCAAGAAGCGAACGATGGCTTCGCCGGTATGCTCACGGCGGTCATTTATGGCTACGCGGCGATCACGGAGGGCCCCGACAACGCGGTCATCTACACCGGCTTCGTGGCCAACGTGTACGAGCCAGCCGATCAGGTGGCCGGTATCGTTTCGGCTTATTGGAACGCCGCTGGCGCGATCGCGGAGGCTCAAGACTTCGCCCAAGGCTTCGGCCAGATCATCGGATCGCCGTTCGTACCCGGTAACATTTACTGGTGGGTGCCATACGGCCCTCAGCCGAACCTGCGCCCGCGGGAAATCCTGCAAAAGCGCACTTACGATTCGCATAGCTTCGATTGCATCTGCACCAATCTCCTAGACCTCGGGGCGACGGTCGCGACCGTGAACTCGGTGACGGCCGATCAAGGGGGCTTCACTTTCGGGGTGACCTCGACGAACCCGAGCACGGCCTTCTATGAAGACGGTACGGTCGCGGTTGCGGGATCTGTGATCCAAGTGCAAATCAGCGGTGGTACGATTCCGAGCTACCTGTCGGCCATAATGTGCACGGTTCGGATTCGCTTCACGGACACCCAAGGCAACGAGCTTGAAGCGACGGTGCTCATAAATCTCACGGATACGGTGACGGCATGACACTTGAAGAGCGTTTTGCCCAATGGGACGCGGCTGCGGCGCGGGTCAAGGAACTCGAAGCCGAGGTTGCCGCCCTCCGGGAAAAGGTTTCCACGCTTCAGGCCGGTGGTATCCACCACCATTACCACTATGCCCCCGCTCCGGCCTGGGCGCCGAACATCGCCCCTGTGAATCCTCCCTATTGGGGGCCGACCTGCGCCGCTCCCGCCGCTCCATCGGCCACCGTGGTTACCGGATCGGCTCTACATACCAACTTCGACTTTGCGGAGGGCGGCAACGGTCGCGGCCCCGGCAACGGGAACTTCGAAATTGAAACCGACGGCAGCATCGTCTGGAATAATTCACCCGGCGCGAGCGCGTCGGCATCGGGCTCCACGCCCACCAACTGAAAGGGCATCATGAGCGTATCCCGCACCGAAACGGCGACCGGAGTCGCCTTCGACAACCCGACCGGCCTGCCCGTTGTCACCTGGAAGTTCCTCTTCACGGCGTCGGTGAACACGGCCAACAGCCAAGAAATCGACCAACCAGCGGCCCCGGTGGGCGCCCAAGCCACCTGCACCGCTGTCCTGCAACCGGACAGCTACACGATCACCGTGCAGGCGTTCGACGGCAACACCCCGCCCGCGCCCGTCGGCCCGGCCGTGACCGACCCGGCGAGCCCGGTGGTCATTGCGGCGGTTCAGGCTGTCACGGTCTCGATCCCGGGCACGATCACGGGCGCGTAAGGTGCGCGTCTTCCTGGTATGGATCGCGCGCCTCTTCCACCACCATCGGCGGGGGCGGCGCGTGTCCATCCCCGGGTATGTGTGCGAGATTCGTCCTGTCCCGGACGATGACGACAATTTTTGGTGGTAGGTGGCGGCGGCAGAGCCATCTGATAGATAACGGCGCGGTGTAATCGTCATGGTGCATAACACTCGACAGCGACCCGCAGACTTCACAGGCGAGGCGCAGGATCTTCCCTCGCTTGAGATAAACAGCCGCATAGGCCCGGCATCGGGCCTTGGCTCTGGCCTCGGGGGTGAGCGAATGCGCTACGCGATATTTCGCCACGGCGATGCGATGACAGGCTTGGCAATCGCGCTGTCCCTTGGAGCGGCACTTGCGTCCGCACTTGCATACGTCTTTTTGCATTGATTTGCCAAGTTTTATGTGGAACTTGCGGGCGAGTGTAGCTCCAAATTGTGAGCGCGGCAGAACCACCGAACGGTGAGCGGGAATCGATAATCCGGATGGTGCATTTGGCTTCGCTGGTCGCCGCAGACCTCGCAAGGCGCTTTGACGAGCTTGCCGCGTTTGAGGTAGACCTTGGCGTAGGATCGGCAGTTCATTTTGATGCGTTGCTCGGGCGTCAACGGGGTGCGAGCACGGAACTCGCGCATCCGCTGAGCGTGACACTCTAAGCAATATCGCTGTTCTGGCAGTCGCCGGGGTTTTCCGCAACCGCAAAGTGGGTAAGTCATGGCGTCCGATGTTACAGTGGAACGCTCATTGTAATGTGTTCATCGTGAAACAACGATCGAGGATGTCGCAAAATGATGGGACGGCGCCCTCCGCTTGAGGGCTACATCCACATCCTCTTGTGTGGCGGATTGATCTTCGTGGGCTATTTCAACGCTGAGGTTTGCTTCCTCTGCGCCTTCTACTACATCATGGGCTTGTGGGGCTGAGCATGGGAACAGCGAAGAGACCCGATGTCGATTGGGAACGGGTCGAAATCCAGTACCGGGCGGGGCTCATGTCTTCCCGGGAAATCGGCCTAGCCCACGGCATCACCCACGTTGCCGTCAACAAGCGCGCCAAGGTCCACGGGTGGCAGCGCGACCTGAACGCCAAGATCAAGGCCAAGGCCGACGCCCTGGTTTCCGCTCGAATGGTTACCGACGTGGTTACCGCTGCCAAGAAAGCGGTAACCGAAGAGGCCATCATCGAGGCGGGGGCAGAGGCAATCGCCCGGGTCAAGACGGCGCACCGCAAGGACATCGAGCGCTACCGCAATATCTGCAACCGGCTGGCCGGTGAGCTTGAGGCCACGACAGACCCCGAAATGGTCGACCTGTTCGAACGGCTGGCCTACCTGCTGAAAGACCCGGACAAGGCCGACGAGGAAGAGACCGCCGCGGTCGCTGCCAAGCGCCAACGCGAGTTCCGCAAGCTGCTGAGCATGGGAGACCGGATCGCCAACATCAAGGCGCTCTCGGACGCCCTCAAGACCCTGGTGACACTGGAGCGCGAGTCCTACGGACTGGACGTGGAAGCGCCAGAGAAACCCGAGGAAGTCGGGTCGATGACCGAATTCTGGCCTGAGCTACCGCGTGACGAGCCGATCGTCATCCCGAGCCATGCCTGACGGTGGAATCCCGACCCTAAACCCGGCGCTGCACCGTTTCTGGCATACCCCGGCGCGGATCCGCACGCTCTACGGCGGCCGGTCTAGCTCGAAGACCTGGGACGCCGCGGGGTTCGCGGTCTTCCTGGCCAACCGATTCAAGCTCCGGTGCATGTGCACCCGCCAGTTCCAAAACCGGATCGACGAATCGGTGCATCCGGTGCTCTGTGAGCAAATCCGGCGCTTCGGGCTGGAGAAGCGGTTCGAAATTCAGGCCCGCTCGATCGTCAACAAGGTGACCGGCGCCGAGTTCCTGTTCTATGGTCTTTGGCGCAACATCAACGAGGTCAAGGGGACCGAAGGTCTCGACATCCTCTGGATCGAGGAAGGCGAGGCGCTGACTAAAGAGCAATACCGGGTGCTCGAACCGACCATGCGCAAGAACGGGTCTCAGATTTGGGTGATCTTCAATCCCCACCTGATTACCGATTTCGTGTGGCGCTACTTCGTGGTGAACCCGCCCGCGCGCTCGGTGGTGCGGCGCATCAACTACGACGAGAATCCCTTCCTGTCCGAAACGATCCTGCACACGATCAACGAGCTTCGCCAGACCGATTTCGATGAGTGGCAGCACATTTACGGCGGCGAGCCGATGCAAGACGACGAGGGCGCCGTCATCAAGCGGTCCTGGATCCTGGCCGCGATCGACGCTCAGGCCAAGCTCGGGCTCACGCCCGGGGGCGCCAAGATCCTCGGTTTCGACGTGGCCGACTCGGGCAAGGACAAGTGCGCGCTGGTGTCGCGCCACGGCTCGCTCATCAACTGGACGGATCTGTGGAAGGCCGGGGAAGACGAATTGCTCCGGTCCTGCACCCGGGCGTACCACGCGGCGCGCGAACGCGGGGCGAGCATCAATTACGACTCGATCGGGGTCGGGGCGACCGCGGGCGCCAAGTTCGGGGAACTCAACGAGGTACACCGGATGACGGGCCTGCCGGTCGACTATGCCAAGTTCAACGCTGGCGGGGCCATCTTCCGGCCCGAAGCGCTCTACACCCCGCAGACGAAGAACAAGGATATGTTTTCCAACCTGAAGGCTCAGGCGTGGTGGATGACCGCCGATCGTTTCAGGAACACCTACAACGCCGTGCGCAAGGGTGAGAAGTTCGCCGATGACGAAATGATCTTCATCGACAGCGGGACGCCGAACATGGCCACGCTTATAGACGAGCTTTCGACCCCCAAGCGCGACTACGACAACAATGGGCGGGTCAAAGTGGAATCGAAAAAGGATCTGGAGAAGCGCGACGTGCCGTCCCCGAACCTTGCGGACGCGGCGATTTGCGCCTTCGCGCCCGGCGTGACCCCCATGGTCATTTCCGACGACGTGGTGCAAAACGCATGAGCCTGCGCACGCGCCTCGCGCGCTGGCTCATGGATGGCCTGCCCGCGCCGGAAGCCGCCCCGGCTCAGCCTTTGGGCAAGCACGGCATGAAGATCCGCGACGAAGTGGCCGGTGAGGCTGGCGCCAACGCGCGCGCCGCGGCCCGGACCTGGGTGCCCTACAAGCCGCCCCCTGGCGTGCTGCCCCATGGCAAGATGGCCATGGACGCGGCGCCCGGTGGCGGGCAGTTGTACGCCTGGGCCCTGCAAAGCCAGTTCGCCGAAGGCTTGGAATTCATGGGATACCCGTACCTCGCCGAGCTTACGCAGCGCGCCGAGTATCGCCGCCCGGCAGAAATCATCGCCAAGCAAATGACCCGCAAGTGGATCAAATTTATCTCCACCGGGGACGACGACAAGACGGAAGTCCTGACCGCGATCGAGGCCGAGTTCAAGCGGCTCAAGGTTCAGGCGATCTTCGAGCGCGCCTGCGAGCTTGAGGGCTATTTCGGGCGCGCGCAAATTTACCTGGACCTGACCGACGAGAAGGATCCGATCGATCCGGCCGAACTCAAGACGCCGCTGCACGATTCGCCCGTGAAGGTGAATCCCATGATGAAGCTCAAGCGCCTGTCGGTGATCGAGCCCATGTGGACCTACCCGAACCAGTACAACTCCAGCGAACCGCTCAAGAACAACTACTACAAGCCCGACACATGGTTCGTGATGGGCACCGAGGTCCATTCGACCCGCCTGCTGACCTTCGTGGCGCGGCCGGTCCCGGACATCCTCAAGGCGGTCTATGCCTTTGGCGGGCTCTCGTTGAGCCAGATGGCCAAGCCGTATGTCGACAATTGGCTCCGCACCCGCCAGTCGGTGTCCGACCTCGTGCACAGCTTCAGCACCCCGGTCCTGAAGACGAACATGAGCACGATCGTCAATGGCGGCGGCGCCGAGTCGCTTTGGAAGCGGCTTCATGTGTTCACCCGCGCGCGCGACAACCGCGGCGTGATGGCCATCGACAAGGAAACCGAGGATTTCACCAACGTCACGACCCCGCTCGGGAGCCTGGACAAGCTCCAAGCGCAGGCCCAAGAGCACATGGCGACGGTCTTCGGGATCCCGCTGATCGTCCTGTTCGGCATCACCCCAAGCGGCCTGAACGCCTCATCCGAGGGCGAGCTTGACGTGTTCGAGGCGTGGTGCCACGCGCAGCAAGAGCAACTGTTCACGCCCCACCTGACCCGGATCCTGCGGCTGGTGCAGCTTTCCATCTTCGGCTCGATCGACGACGAAATCGGGTTCGAGTACGAGCCCCTTGGCGTGCTGGACGAGCTTCAGGAAGCCAACACCCACAAAGCCGAGGTCGACGCGGACGTGGCGCTCATCGACGCCGGGGTCATCACCCCCATGGAAGCGCGGATCCGGCTGGCGGGCGAAGACGATTCGCCCTACGCTGGCCTGGACCTGTCGATCGTCCCCGAGGCACCCGACGCGGGCGGCGGCGAAGGCGGATTCCCGCCAGAGCCCGGCGCCGAAGGTCCGGGCGGTGGCGAACCCGCAGAACCGGGCCAGCCTGGGCGGCCGCCTAAGCCGCCTGGACCGCCTGGACCTCCCGGAGCCCCGGGCGCGCAGCCGCCCAAAGAGCCAGAGGGCCAAGCCGTACCCGGGCACCCGGGCGCGAAGCCGGTGGACGAGCCGCCCAAGCCGTCGGCGGGCGCTGCGCAAGGCAATCAAGAGCACACGTCGTTCGACAAGCCAGCCGACAAGGCCAAGGGCGGCGCGGGCGCGCAGTTCGGAAAACGGGCATAAGACCAACCGAGGGAACCATGAGCTTCAACTTTTCGGGCACCATCGCGACGGCCAATCAGCCTCAGCAATTGATCCCACCCGACCCGACCAACCAGCTTATCGGGTATCAGGTGCAGAACACGGGCGCAGGCGTGCTCTATATCGAAGACGCGGCAGGCGTCACGGCCTCGGCCGCGTCGCTCCAGATCCCCGCGGGTGCCACCTACACGTCGCCCGACGGCCTCAAGCTGTCGGCTGGTGTGACGATCTTCGGCGCAACGCAGGGTGCGACGTTCTACGCCAAGGCGTACTAAATGCTGGTGATGGACGCGAAGCCGGTGCGCAAGACCGCGACGCTGCGCCCCATCCACCCGAACGCCGGGATCGAAGCGGCCTACCGGGCGAAGCTCGATGCCTTGATCGACGAAATGCAGCGCTCCCTGGTCTACTGGCTCAAGGCGCGCTACCGTGCGAATCCTCCCGAAATGGCTCAGGATGCGAGCCCGGCCGCGGATCTGCGCAAGGCCATGAAGGAACTCTCGCGGCAATGGGAGCGGCGCTTTTACGAAGCGGCCCCCGAACTGGCCGAGTTCTTCGCCGAGTCGGTGCACACGCGCACGAGCGCGCAACTGCGGCAGATCCTCAAAACGCACGGAATCTCGATCAAGTTCAAGATGTCGCGCAAGGCCAACGATGTCTTGCAGGCCGTGACCTTCGAGAATGTGGGCCTCATCCGCTCGATCGCGGCGCAGCATCTAGCCGAGGTCGAAGGGCTGGTGATGCGCTCGGTCACGACTGGCCGCGATCTGCTGACGCTCTCGCAGCAACTCGAAGCCCGGTACGGGGTCACGAAGCGGCGGGCGGCGCTCATCGCCCGGGACCAGAACAACAAGGCCACCGCGGTCATCAACCGCGTGAATCAGGAATCGGTCGGCATCACCGAAGCCGTGTGGGTGCACTCTGGCGCTGGCGCGCACCCGCGGCCTGAGCACCTGCGGTGGGGCCAAGAGAAAAAGCGCTACCAGATAGCCGACGGCATGTATTCCGAAGTCGACGGTCAATTCGTATGGCCTGGAACCGCGATCAATTGCCGGTGCGTCTGCCGCTCGATCCTTCCTGGTGCATAGTCTCCCCCCCCCCCCCGGTTCGAAAGGACCGGCTTCCCCGGCCCGCTTCGGCGGGCTCTTTTTATGGATAGGCAACATGCCAATGTCAATGACCCCAAAGCAAGCCAAAGCCGTCACCGCGGCCGAGCC